ATTGGATGCGAGGTTTTGGAGGGCAAGACCGTCCAGTGCGCAAAGTGGCTGGGTGGCTGCACTACGACAAAGGTAGCGATGGCGAACCGTTGTTGGTTGGTGCCATCCAACTTTAAAGAGATGATGACACAACTCAAGGAGCAAATCATGGAGACCTCAGATATCAAAGACACGATGCCCGAAGCCGACCTCATTGTCATAGCTACCAACTGGGATCACGTCGAGCTGCTGGATGACGGGTCGGTCAGACTCGGCAGCGTGAGACGGTTTCTGTCGGACGCTGACTTGGAGTACCTCGAGAACCTGCAGAATATCGACTAGCAGTAGAGCCTGCCGCGCCTTCCAGCCCGCGGGGCCGGAGGGCTAGGCAGCGTTACTGCTGAGAGGAGACGAAGACGATGAGAACCTACAGAGCGTGCTACTGGGTATCGGCCGATCGACAAGCCTCCGTAGTCCTAACGTGCGAGGAGCAATCGCACATGACGGATGAAGAGCTGCTCGAAATCGCGCGCCGCAACGCGCAAGAGGTCGGGATGGATGTTCCTCTTGCGCCCGGCGAGCTCAAGATCGGCGAGTGGACTGAGCGCTAGCCAGCTAATGCTCACGGAAGTACTCGATTCCATTGACGAAAAAAGTCGATCATCCCGTGTCGATTTCCTTGAAGTTTGCGACAAAGTCGCCGATACTAGGATCATGACGATGACACAGGAGACAGAGACGATGACAAAGAAGACGACGATCCATCCCGACTATTCTGATTATGATTTACGGATTATGGCGAGACACTTCTCGGCGGACGACTTGGGCGACCTCTATTGTGAAGCTCATCTGATGGGCGAGACCCCCATTATGGAGATGTGCGACAAAGCGTCTGAGGGCGACGAGGCCGCCAGACTCTACTGCTGCGGCGAGGCTAGGAGCCGCGCGGCAGCCCGAGTGGGCTGAGCAGTAGCCCGTCTGCCGCGCCCTCCAGCCCCGCGGGGCCGGAGGGCTAGGCAGCGCTACCGCCAGGAGAGACGCCAATGAGGACAATCACAGACGACCAAATCGATCAATTAAGACTAGAGGCTGTCGATGCCCGCGACTGGTTGCGAGTAGCCGTGTGCTGCGTGGCATTAGGGCACAACAAGTACACGCCTGTCGTGGCTGAGCACTTACAAGAGCTGATCGCGCTCGGCATAGATGTCGGCAAAGCAGATGCGCGCGCGATGGCACGGGCCTTGTGCTCGAGCGTTATCTGTCCGGGTACGAAAGACTGCACATGCTGCGGCACGACCTACACGCTGGAAGGATGGCAGGATCTGCCGTACACCGGTCGGATGCCGGTGGAGATGCGCGAGCCCGGCGAACCAGCAGAGCTCGAGCTACGAAATTGCCCTTGCGGTACCACTATGTCGGTGGGCATCATGGATGACGGGGCCATCGTCATGGAGCCCGAGCTAGCATGAGGTACTGCGGCAGACCCGAGGGCGAAGGCCAAAAAGACGATGTGCTCGGCTTGCAAAAAATGCGCGCACAGATCGAGATCATGCGCACAGAGCTCGGCACCGGTGATACGTCGGTAGCCGAGGAAGCCTACCGCAGCACGCTCAGGTCGGCGGCCCGCGGAGCCAGGCTGCTGGATCGCTTGAAGAAAAACCGAACCAAAGGAGAGGAGCACGGCAATGAAGCTATTGAGAAGGGTTGAGAGGTCGATTGAAATACTTGTCGCATCGGACTGGGCTGATCGGCATCTGTTCAAGGTGCTGCTGGGACTGCTGCTGGGATTACTGGTGGGGTTGATATCGTTTTGCGGCTGCACCGGACCATGCAAGTCCCTACCATTTGCCAACCTGGGCGCGCACGGAGCGGCGTTTCACTATTCGTTTCGGGCCACGCACATCCTGACAGCCACGGGGGTGCTGGCCGATTTGCCGTACGAGGGTCTTGCCGGACCTTTGGACGCGCTGGTAGATCCGAGGTGTTTGTGATGCCGCGCAACGTACGCAGGTGCCGGGCTCATCTACAAGAAGGTGAGCGATGGGTATGCAAGGCATGCGGCTGGGTGCACTTCGGCCGGGGGCTCATTTGCAACAACTGCAAAAGCGACAACAGCAAACCCGCTGACAACGTAGCATACATTGTCAGCGGGTTTGGCGACATGGTCAAGCAATGGAGCAACTACAAGGATAGAGGCGTCAAAACTGGCGCGAACGCCCCGATGACTAACTCTGACGGGACACCTTGGGGGTAATCATGTATATTGAGGTAATGGGTGCGTTTGTGTACGGTGTGGTATTTACTATCGGGTCATTGATAGTACTGGGAAATGGGCTATTCTGCCTTTGGAAATTCGGTCCCTATAAGACCATGATTTGGGTAATAGGGATGGCCTTTATTGTCAGCCGGCTACTGCCCGGCTGCGGCAGCTGGACGGACTGGTCCAAAGAGCAGGAGGCTCGAATACCGATCTTGGGTGAGCCTGTGGACGAGGCTGCTGTGCGTGATGCAGTCACTACAGTACTGGGTGACAGCGATATGCATCCTTTTTCCATTTGGTTCTCGAATCGACCCATCATCAACCCCGTTACCCACAGACTCGTTGCCGGCACGTCTCTCATGTGCGCCCGCAACGAACAGATCCGGGTATATGTGCCATCGGGAACGCAGTGCGTGTTCCGCACATCTCTGGTGCATGAGCTCATGCACCGGTATGACCGCTATGTGCGTGGCAGGTCGTGTACGGCAGTAGCAACGGATCCCCATCCGCTTCGGCTATTCGGCCCCGATGGCATGACAGACAGGATCAACGAGATGCTTCGAAAGGAGCATTGCCCTGGAGTACCCGCCCAATGATACTCAAAATAAATAATGGCTTGTGCTGGCACATGCACGACATGCGAGCTATAGAGATACTAGTGGCTCACTTGCACCTTTCCCTGCTTAATGTCAAGCACACCATCGGCTTGTCCGAGCCATTGCAAAACATAATGGATCAAGCGGATGCTTTGATTGCTGACATAAAACACATCGAGGAGAACCCCGAATGAAACTGCTCAACATCAAAAAGAAGATCAAACCCGATACTTGCGCCGTCATGCGGTGCAAGTCACAAGCCGTTGCGACAACCGATGCAAGACAGGTCTATCCTGACAGGCAGCAGGATGCGGCAATGCTCCCGCTCTGCGCCTTTCACCTGAATGCTATGCAGGCAGCGCTCCACGGGCCCGCGCAAATGCCTGCTGTCCTTCAGCCGTCCGAGCAGACCGGGGCTTTGATAGCGTCCGCGCAAGGCTCACTTCAGACCGACGGGGATGTACAGGCCGACGAGGGAGTACAGGCCATGCTGGCCGTCCTTGCCGACAGAGCCGTGCGCGATAAGGTCGAGGGGGATCTCCGCAAGAAGGAGCAGACTTTGATCACGCTCCGGTCCTTGCCGATACGCGACCAGAGGGACATCGATTCGGCGGATAGTATCCTGCGGCATGTCAAAGCCAAGCTCAAGTGGTACAAGGATGAAAAAATCGAGGCTCGCCGTCCATTCAACAAACAGCTCGAGCGCGTGAGCAATTGGTTCAATCCGGCCATAGAATTCTACTCCGAAGCCGAACGCATTGTGAAGGCACGCATCCGGGACGGCCGAGCGGAGCTGGAGAAGGCGCGCGTAGTGGCGTTGCAATCCGTCCAGGGCGCGCACCAGGCAGGAGACATGCGCACGGTACAAGCCATGGTGCAGACAGCGTCTGCCGCCGAAACGCACTTACCCAAAGGCATGCACCAGATCGAGCATTACTCCTTTCAAATCAACGCGCCCGATCTCGTGCCGCGTGATTTCTGTAGTCCCGATCCAGCCAAGATACGAGCACATGCCCAAAGGTATGGTACCTCGCTGCCAATACCCGGCGTGACCATATGGCCGGACGACACCATGGTGCAGCGCAAGTGATTTTCAACGACAACCAGCGGCGGTGGTGGGGCTACCTGCAGTCGTCCGGCGTGTCCAAGGATGTGGCTCTGCGCTGGGCGCGCATCCAGATGGGTCCTGACAGAGCCTCCAAGATATGGAGGGGGCTACGACGCAAAGGCGTGCCATGCGGTTGCATGTCGGGACTCGTCTCGGTTGTGCGCTGGTACTTGCTCGATGCCGGGCGATGGCGGGAGGTGTACGAGCCTTCCAGAAAGGAGAGGACTGATGTCTGAGCACTTGCTTCTGTTCGCCACATGCACCGTGCTCGGCGCTTTTGTCGGCACGGTGCTGGGCCTCGGGCTGGCCCGGCGGTGGCGGATCCTTCGCTGGTATAGGGCCTCATGGGCAATCAGGCACCGGCGCAAGTTACGTTTCAACGAAGGCGGCGGCTATCGCGTATGGATAAAACCCGAGTGTATGGCAGTGAATATCGGATTGGTCATGTTCTCGTACGGGGAGGTAAATGTATATACGGATTTACGGCCGCGCCGTCTACAAGTTGTAGATAGCGAATTCGCAATCTTCAAAGAAGCCTACCTACTGCGCAGCGACGATGCCGATCGCGAGCCCGCCGGCGAACCCTAACACACCGACCACGATCGCGACCGTCAGAGCAAGATCTGACAGAAAACCCGCGCTCTCCTGCTCGGCGATCCTTTGCGCCCTGTCCCATGCCAGAGATTCGTTCACGGCTGCGTTGACAAAGTCAGGCAGGATCTTCCCTTGGATGCGCTCGAGCTGTCGCTGCATCAGACCCGGTAGACCCTCGCAGGCTTTGAGTCTCTCTGTCAGCGCGACATTGTAGGGATGTGGCAGCCAGATGCCTCTGCCCAGCTCGAGCCCGCCGGCGAAGCATTTGGCCTGTCCCGGTGTACGGCGCCAACCAGACAACCCCTCTGGCCATGCTGGCAGGGAGGGCGCCTCCCAAACATCATCCCTTGGGGCGAGATCTGGCACTGGCGTCGAGGCGATCAAGCATGCCGCCAAGGTCCACATCGTCAGCATCTTGCCGCTCCTGCGTCTTTGTGCGGTCCTGACGCGTCTCTAAGCTCGCCAGGTTCTGGGCATCCCGCCTGGTCTTTTCGGCTCTCCTGGAGGCGTCTGCGGCGGTCTTTTTGGCAGCATCCGCCGAGATCATGGGCTTGCGCCTCAGCCAAAGCGCCGTGCCCGCGGCGCCGAGTAGGAGCCCGAGCAGGCCCACTGCCCATTTGAGCACCTTGATCACTGAGCAGCCTTGCGCTGCTCGTGCTTGTCCCAGCCCGCCTTGCCCAGACCGAGCCCGAGAATCCACACCACCGGGCCCTGCACAAATCCTGTCCATTCGACAAACGTACACTTGGGCTCCTCACCGGGCCAGAACAGGCACACGACGGACACGATCAAGACAAGGGCTAAGAGGCCAAGCGTGGTCAGGTAGGTTCGGCTTTTCCATCCGTCATGAGGTAGCGGTTGCATGTCATGTCTCCTCGAGCATGCGCTGATGCTACCACAAGACAAGCGACCTTGTCACTCTCTGTCAGATGGTGGATCGTAACGAGCCCCGGTTGCCTCGACCACTGCGCGAAGCATCCCCTTGATCTCCGCTTGGCCTTTCTCGAGCGCGGTCACGCGTGCGTCGAGCCCATCAATCTCTTTTCGGGCCGACCACGGATCCGCCGCGTTGACTCTGTCACAGAGCGTAAACCCGGCAATCGATCCACCAAGTAGCGTCGTGAAGATTCCGATGCCAGCTCCCCACCACTTCAGGCCTTTGCGTTGTACTGCCACTTCTCTACTCCTAAGGGACGGTCACCTCGAATTGTCCGGGCGGATTGTACGAGACGGACATGTCCGTCTGATTCGTGGTGCCGTTGCACGTGGCTGAGAAGACCGTCCCGGCAATGCACGGGTCCATTAGCGTAGCGCATGTGCCCGCTGACAGCCCATAGGAGGAATCAAAAGAACCGCAACTGCGTGCTTCAACCCAATTCCACAGCGCTTGTGCTACTGCTCCGGAATTATCGAGAGATAAAGAGAAGGTCTTAGGTACATTAGCCGAAATCCCACCCAGCATAATACCGGCGATCAATGCAATAATTTTTCCTGTCATGTCAAATCCTCTGCGTCAAGGTGTCCAATAACAAACAGCTACGGTTGCTTCCCCTGCTGCAATTGTGCCCCAATCATTGTCGACCGTGACGGTAACAGTCACATCTTTCTCGTCGTCGTGAAATACCGTACCTGACGGGACGCCGAGATCCGCACCGCTTGCGTTGGACGTGTACACGTCCGGCGTGCCTGTGGTATATCTATCTGCGTCGGTGCCGTCCCCTATCTGGGCGGTCGCTGTTGTGTTAGCGCCACCGGTAAATCCCGTCAAACTGTGCAAAAGAGAACGTTGCACAACCGCACCGTCCGGGATGCCTTCATTGAGTATGAGAGTCCCAACTAACCCGCCGCCATCCGTGAAGTCATCGTAGGCGATGGTTTGGTTGATGCAACCGTAACCGCCCCCGTTACCGCCAAGGGCTAAGCGGTTCCATGTCCACCACGAATCCTGAGTGCTGTCCGTTGCTGGATTTTCGCTTGACTTCAATATAATCGTAGGGTCGTCTGGTACAGAATAACCATAATTATATTCGTAATACGTTTGACTTCCGACAAGTAAGTGATTCGAACTAGGATGTAGGAAGAATCCGCCTGGATATGGTGAATATTCTGTAGAAAGGACAAGCCACATTCCCTCAGGACCAACGTATAGTAACTTATTTCTGGCCATGGTTAAATGACCATAGAAACCTGCAGTGCTATAGAAAAGGGCATAATTACCGAAACTTGCCACATCGCTAAATTCCACAGGTCCGCTAAAATGAGAGCAATTCGCCCCGCACGCATAACTCGACGCTCCCGCCAGCCCGAATGTCATCTTGCCATCCGGGTTCGTGAACGACGAAGCACGCATCGCAATCACGTTATCCCCGCCGCTCTTATAAAACTCCAACGGGTTGCACGGCGATCCATCACAGTCCGCCTGAGTGAGCCGCAGGCCATCTGGTGAACCATCCGTATCGTGCTCGATACAAAAATCATCGTCGTCGCCCCAGCACACCGAAACGTCATCATCGTACTCGGAACCGTTGCCGCTGATAGCTGCGACGATAGTAGCGAGTGTAGTGGCATCCAACGACGTCACCGCACCGAGCTCTCCTGCCAGATCGCAACCAGACGCGTTGCAGACCCACACATCGGCGCCGCCACAAGTCAGCGTCACCTCGTCGGCGGCGCTCGGACACAAATAGGTATTCGGATCTCCGGCATCGTCAAATCTTAAGCAGTCGCCATCCAGGTCGTACTCACCTGAGCTCAGACCACTACCCCCCTCGATGCCCGGATTGAACCACCCTTCGGCACGGGCTTTTGAGGCCTCGACGAGCAGCAAAGCAGCGACCGCCAGAGAGGCTAGAAGCGCAGCCAGCACGCGATTAAAATCATTTCTGAACATCATTGCAACACCTCCCAATCGATTCCGTCGTATGATATTACAATTGAACCATCCGACAGCACAGCGCAATATACCGGCTGACCATCAGGCATATGGGCAACCCAAGCGATGCTTGTCATGGCCGCCCCCTCGTTCCAGTCACCACCACGGTCCCGGTACCGTCGTCTGGATCATCGGAAACGCAAATCACGTACCGGGCATTTGATCGGAGCTCCAATGTAGCCAAGCCATCCGGGCTGTTGGTACTGTCCCAACGCCACACGAGCGGTTTGCACTGGTGGTATGTACCGTCGTATTGGCATGCATCCACCCACGTGTAGCCCGATGCCTCGCTGGCGGAAGTCTTGCACTTGACAGTCATCTTTGTGGATGTGCCCCATGTGATGGTGTAGCGCAGGGTGAGCTGCGTCATTTGCCCGTGCGCCGCCATAGGGACGGCTTCGGTTTCCGGCGTGTCCGCAAGCGACACGCCATCCATATCCAGGTAGTCGGCCGAAAGCTCCTGCTGAGCCAGAGCCAGTGATGGTATCAAAACACAAATAGCAAAAATCAAAGTCCTCATTGCGTGCTCCTTTACAATAACTCTACAAACCCCTGCGAGGCTGCGCAAGTATGCTTACCCAAAGGCCAACCCCAGCAAAAGGTAGTCTGCACTAGTAGGACCCCCAACCACGATCCAGCGCGAGCCGTTAAAACCTATATCCGAGGGCCCGTCCATGCCCTTGCCTGCTGCACCCACTACCGGCACAGATGCAAGCTCCCAAGACTCACCATCCTCGGAAATGGCTAAAAAGACATCCCCGGCATTGATTGTAATCTCCGCAGCACAGATTACAAAACAACCCTCTGCATAATGAATCCCTGCCCAATCGTCGTAGTCACTTGCTAAAGTGATGCCTTCGGGATTTGTCTGTGTCGCCCAAGTACTACCATTTGTTGATTTTTGAATTTCTCCATTCTCGCCCACAGCCACAATGGTACCCAGCCCATCGGAACACACCCCATAAAAAATATCGGAATATGACCCATCGGCCGTGCCCTGGCTCCATGTAGTACCATCGCTGCTATATTGAATCTCCCCTCCAGATCCCACAGCAATGAAAAGACTTAGCGTGGCATCGAACCACACATCTTGAAAATCCCCGGAATACGATCCAGCCGCTGTGCGACGAGTCCATGTAGTAGGGGGAGAGGCAGCTGATACGATTTCGGCATTATCACCAACAGCCACCCAGACGCTATTGCCATATGCGACCCCTCGCAATGCAGTATCTACAGCCGCTCCTGTGACGGTGGAAAGATTCCAGGTACCAAAAGGATCATTGCTAGAGGTATAACGAGCCTCTGCTTTATGTCCATCTGTCAATTCACTGCGCCCTACGCTTACCCAAATAGAATCTGCAAAATGCATTGCAAAATGATCGTGATCGGTACCACTAAAATTTGCGATCCTCTTCCAACCCGCGCCGTCTCTACTAGCCCAAATGCCATCTACCCCGCTAGCGGCAAACACTTGCTCCGAAGGATCTCCTGCTACGCCCAAGAATGAATGATAGGTGTTGCCCCATTGCCAATTCTTCACCTGTCCTATTCGAATAGCCATTAGCCATTCATACACATTATTGAATAACCAGTTCATCTTTCGAGCGGGCGGCTTGTAAGCGGCCTGCCAGCCAGTGTCCTTCTCCCCGCTCGTCGGCTCCAGCGTCCGTCCGGCATCTGTCGCCCACCTGGGAAGGTCTGTCGGTTTAGTCATGCCCTATGTCTCCTTGACGTGAGCCCATGTGCCGCCTTGTAGCATTCCTGCGATGCCGTACAAATGATAGCTTGATGGGTTGGATTGCTCAGTCCATGTAGTACCATCATCCGATAGCAAAATAGTAGCGTCTGCACCATCATGACTACCTACAGCGATGACATTACCCAATCCTGATACATCTATACCAAATAGATTCGTAGTCGTCGGTGTGGTCTGCTCCGTCCATGTGATCCCATCAGGACTTGTGATGATATAGCTATCAACACCGTATGATCCGATAGCCAAAAAAAGCTCTAGCAAAGGACTCCATACGACCCCATACATGAACTTGTTTTGAGGGTTGGCGCGTTCCGTCCATACAATCCCATCAGGACTTGTCACTATGTAACTGTCTACACCGTCCTGCTGACCTACTGCCACAGCCAAACCAAGCTGCTCGCTCCAGCACACGCCTCTCAAATCAAATGCCTTTGGATTGGCCCGTTCTGTCCATGTAATCCCATCAGGGCTTGTAATGATGTAGCTATCAACACCGTCATCCGAACCTACTGCAATAAACAGAGACAAGGCAGGGCACCATGTGACACTGTACAAATCACAATCATCGGGATTGCTCCTCTCGGTCCACGTATCGCCATCATCATCTGAGGTGTAGATAGAGGCGTAAGGTCCCAGATCGCCGCCTACAGCTACCCATAAATCCAGATCTGGGCTGTATGTGATACCGTTAAGACTCGCATATGGAGACCCATCTGTTATTGTCAATTGTGACCAGGTGACCCCATAGTCGATAGATCTAACAGCATAGGGTTTGGCTACTATCACAGTACCTACCGCTATAAGTACATTCTCTCTATTAGATGCTACAGCGTTAAGTCTCTCATCCAAAGGATTGGATCTTTGTGTCCACGTAGTACCATCAGTGCTTGTCACAATATAAGCGCCTGATCCTGTGGCGGCTCCTACAGCGACCCATCCTTGATCAGCAAAACCTGCGGCAGTATCCGCCTCCTCTGTATCACCCGACGCGAATTGGAACGTGTCCGTGTCATCGACAACCGTGTACTCCAGATGCAAGGGCACAGCAGAGGGACGTGTCCGTGTCAGCTCGGACACGATAGCATCCGGATCCTCGGACAATGCATCGGCAATGCGCATCACGGCGCCGATAGGGTACTCCTCAATGGACAGACCATTGGTGGGCACCATCAGGCGCAGCACCTCAAGCAAGTCATCGGGCGTACCCTCGGATCTGTTGGCGCGTATGTGCGCGCGCAGCCTTGTCCTGTATTCGCTGTCGGACAGACTTCCTCTCAGCAAGTTGACGATGCGACCAATCATATCCAGCTGCTCGCCTACAGCGTTGTCCAGGCGCATCTCCGTGTCCAGGTCGTGAGCTACTTCCTCCAGCTCCTGCGCAGGACCTACAAGCGCGCGCAGGAAGGCTTCTAGCTTCTCCTCGTCCTTGAGCTGTTCGAGCAGAAGCCCTACAGCCAGGTCCCCGTGGTTGGTGATCTCCTCGAGCGCCATGCTCAGCTCGTCACGTCTATGTTTGCCGTGTCGAAATAGGCAAACTCGTCCACGTTTATGACGATGTTGGAAGAGGCCACAGGAGGATCGACCGTGTCTATAGTCCAAGCAGTGATGTCTATGACTCCAGCCACCTCGAATGCTGCAGCCTTGAGCAGCTCCGAATAAACATCCAGGCCGATACCTTGCCCGTCTTGAGCTGCAATAAAAGCCTCCCTTGCGGCGATGATTGCCGCCTTGATCTGATCATCGCCGTCGGTGGGGTACAGGTCTGCATCCGTGCTCACTGTTATAGCCACATGCACCGTGATCACCGTGGCTTCGTCGTAACTTACGGTTTGAGAATTGCCTTCAGCGTCCGTCGCAGTCCCGCTGGAAGATCCGTGCATGCCTACACCGGCGGGCTTCGCATCCCACAATGCCTGGGCTACGTCGTCCCCGTCAGGCATGGGCGATCCATAGACTATCGGCCACATGTGATGACCCAGGATACCGTTGCTGTCCGTGCGGCCTGTCGTGTTTTCGTACAGGGTACTGTGCTCCACCCCGTCGGCCTGAGCCAGGCGGGCCTTGACCGTGTCGAACGTTCCGGCCCCGACCGCCTCCAGCTCCACCAGGCGCTTGGTGCGCAGGGCCGTATCACCCTCCGTTTCGCTGCCGGTATCAGCATCCAATGTGTTGGTCACGGCGGAGATATTGGCCACAGGCGTCTCTATGACGGTCAATGTGCCCGCATTCGCCACAACCGCGCCGGCTTCCTCCGCCTCAAACAACACATCAACGTCACCCGCGCCGCCGGCCGTGATCGCTTCTGCATTCACAAAACGCGCGTCCGAGTTGCCGTCCACGCTGACAATGAAGTTGCCTACCGCTACACTGACAACGCCTGTGCATGTCACGGTCACAGTCACATCACTTTTGGTAGCAGCCTCCCTCAATGTACCTGTCAGAGCGCACACGGCATCCAGCGCGGCTGCCGCAGCGGCATCTGGATCCCTGGCGGAATATACAGCTTGCATGACCTCCCAGTGCTCGCCGTACTTGTCGGCCAGGATGCCCAGGATAATGCCCATCACCGAATCCGCTTCGGTGTTCATCTCGGCACCCAGCGCGTCCTTGACTGCCGTCTCTAGCTCGGCCAAGACCTCGGCTGTCGTCTTGGTGACAAACCCCGTGGACTCGACGCCGCTCATGGTAGGACAAACTCCTCAAAGACCACAGGCAAACCCTCATTGCCTATCGCCTCGAACGACACGAACGCCCGACGCGTCGACATCTCAGGCGTCACAGAAATATTGCGCACCCCTACTATCCCAGGGACACCCAACAAAGCCTGTCGAATCTTCGATACTGCGTATTCCGAAGGAAAGGGTTTGACCGCGAGAATGACCTGCAGCCAAGGCATACCCTGGCGCTGGTCCAGGTGCCACTCACCGAGCAGCATACGCAAGCGCATCTTACCTTGCTGCGCCATCGCATCGGCCCCTGTGACAAGCGACAGCTCGCCACCAGTGGTGTCCAAGTCGCCTGTGCTGTCGAGCTTGAGGTCCATGTCAGGTAGCCTTTACCTTCGTGGCTGCAACAGAGCCCGGAGTGTGCGGTGTCCAAGTTGCAAATCCGGTACTAACGCCGGAGCTAGCAGTCCCCACCGTCACTCCAATATGCGTATGTGCAGCAAGCGCTGTTTTCAAAGCGTCCAGATCTGCTTTTACTGCGTCCAATTCCCCTTTGACATCAGTCGCAAGCGCTACGAAATCCGCGGCATTTTCCTCGTACAGATCAATCTCATCAGCTTTGACATGCACCTGCGCACCGCCATCCTTGCCCAATACCATATTGGATGCATGCGCGTCCGCAAGCACATCGGTAAAAGGATAGCATCCGGGTATGGCCACGGCATCCGCAAGATGATGCGTGCGCGGATCCTGGGGCGTCGTATTACCCCCCTTGCTTTTCCACACGTTGAGCTCTCTGTCGCAGACCACGAGCAGGACTTGATCACCAGGCTGCAAGGGAAACGACACAAAAAAACCGCCACCTCGTGGGAAAACCACAGGCACCGATGGCAGCTCCGGCAAGGACAACGATTCTTCGTTGCCGTCCTGATCAATGATCAAGCTCTTGACCTGCGGCTGTACGTTGGCCTTCTGTTTCGCCTCATCATAGGACACCACAATCCCAGGCATGGCTACGTGCAGCTGCCCCCTGAAGCTGTCGAGAGCAGCTTGCAGCACCTCCGCCAAGCTGGGTGTGGATCCTTTGTCTGTCACAGCGGCACCATCTCCAGCACAGCATACCAGTCGGTACCATGCGTGTCACCGGTATAGCTGACCGTGGACACCATAAACCGACCGTCAATCGATGCCGATACCAGCCTGACCTTGCGCCTCGGTTTGAGCCCGGGCTGTATCAGGGATATAGCCCTCACCCTGCCCTCCTCGCCAGGCTCCGGCGAGCCTATGAGTCCCGAATCCGGTGAGAGTACCACAGCCTCCGTACCGTAGGGCTGGCCTTTTTTGGTCACCTCTAGGGCGCCGTCCTGCACGCGCCAGTCCAACCCCCCCGTCTTGCACAAGCTGTCCAGCACATCCTTCGCCTTGCCGAATATGGCATCGCCGTTGGCATACTCCTCCACCCGGCGCTGAAAATCAGACTGCGACAAGTCAGTCAAGTTGCCGACATCGACAAGGATCTGCTTGCCGACCTGTTTGATCATGTCGACAATTTTGGCACCTTCCTTGAATGAAAACGACACCTTTGCCGCACGCAATGGCTTGCCCCCATCCGCGGACTCTAGGCGGGTAATCCAGTCATTACCATCACCCGTCTGCACCACGCGTTCGATGTCGCCGTAGAAAACCACATCAGTCTGTCCGTCGACATAACCGGCCTCGATCTGCACAGTGAGGTCTTTTTCCTGTGAGAGTCTTGCTCGGCTATCCGGTGACAGATTATACACAGTGTATTGCAGCTTGTTCGGTGTGCTGTCGCTAGTGTGATCGGCTTTGAACTGCTGGCGCAAGTCCGTTACCTCGATGCCGCCCAGATTGGCTACGCATGTGCGGCGAAATAGGGTCACAGCTCATCCTCTTCGTAGTAGAGAGGGACAAAGATCTCCCCTATGTCTTGCCTGCCAGGCTCGGCGTCATCCGCGTTGGTGTTGCGAAACACGATCTCGCCAGGAGTTCTTGCGCTGTCGGCAACTCTTCTCAGCAGGGGCCAATCCGGCACCACGCGCAACCCAGACGCGATCGCGGTGCCATCCTCTTGCGCCACTGATAAGTACCAGGCCTCCTCGCGTTCGTTCCAGTCCATACCCAGACGATAACGCACGCCCTCCAGCTTGACCGTGACCGTATAATGAGGATCGACAGAATCTAACGGGAGCACCAGAGCCATGTCAACCTCCCAGTAGATTACCGAGCGATATGAGCAAGGTCTCGTTGGCCTCGGTAGATGTGCTCGTCTTTGTGGCCTTCTGCCCCTTTGCTTTTCTGCTGGCCCCTCTTGCCGTCTTAGGCGTAGGCGCATCCACGGTCAACGTACTGACTACCTTTATCTCCTTGAAGGTCAGATGCAGGTGCGCTGCCCTGCCCTTGGTATGGTCGTGACCTCTTTCGATACCGACAAGCTGCATGCTCTCGTAGTAATCGTCGACGGCGAAGATTAGCAAGTTGGCTTTGTTCGTCATCCATTGATGCAGCCTATCGTAAGAGTCGTAGACATACGTGGACGGCCGCGAGGCCCAGGCCAAAAGGCTCGTCGGAACCCCTGATATCACCCCGATCATATCCAGCTCTCGTGGCTGTGTGTTGACATGATCGGCAATGACGGATCCCTCTTCCACCGGGTGCTGCGTGACATCGGCCGTGCGCCGATTGGTGCTTTCAGATATCGCATCAAAAGACACGTAGTCGTAGTCCGGCGCGTTTGTCTGATCGACAAACAGGTAGCGCACATTTAGACCTTGCAGTACGTTGGTCATTGGGCTACCTGCGGCACAAAAACGCGCATAGCCTCGCGTCTCTCTGCGGCTGACACGCCCTCGGCCGCCTTGCGTCCGGCCATGTCAGCCACTTCGGCTGAGCTCGTGCCAGCCGGCGGGCTGATGGTTTGTTGGATGGTCACGTTGCTCTGCACCGACGGAGCCTTTGCAGAGACTGCCGCCTGTCTTGCTGTCTCGGAACCGCCTACGCCTACCTGGCTCCCCAGGCGGTTTAAAGCCTCCACCCCAGGTATGCTATTGATCCAGCCCAACACTCCCTCTGCTGCCTTTACATGCGCCTCCTCAAACTTACCCGCTAGCTCGTCCGCCTCCTCGGCGCCTGGGAGAGCTTTGGTCAAGTTCTGCAGCTTCTCCAATGAGAAAGGTCCTCTACCGTAGATAAGATCACCTACAGGACCTGCCAGCTTCTGAGATAGCTTATCTATCGAAGATAACACCCAATCAATAGCCTTGGCGAATAATTGGAAGTGTTTCACATACCAAGAATCCTTCGGGTCAAAAGGCGCCGCCACGAGCTGCTCGTATAGCTCTTTGAGCCATTCTACTACTTGTCCTGTTACAGATTGCTTACCCTCAAAGAACCCCAGTATGTCGTCGATGGCTAAAAACGCAGCAATGGCCAGCGCCGGCCACACCCCAAGCAACATCGACAGCAAACCCATGATACCGGCCACAAGCAGCAACTTGCGCTGGAATGGATCCAATACACCGAGCAAGCTCTTGAGCCCATACAGCATGAACTGCGCAAACTCACCAGCGCGCTGCAGGGCGCGACCAGCAATGGATAAGGCATCCGATATGTTGGAGGCCAGCCATTGCCTATTGACTACCAACCATTCTTTGACAGCCTTGGCCGTGGCTAACATACCCGGCAAGAGTCCTTTGACAATACTATTACGTACCCCATCGATGGCTTGCCACATGCGCCTAGATTCGTCTTTGTAGGAGACGGTCATCTTGATTAGATCTTCATCCATGACCGCGCCTAGAGCGCGCGCCTCCTCCCTCATGGATTGTAATCCCTGCTTGCCCCCTTTGAGCATGTTGACAAGCGCCACACCCTCGGAATCAAAGAGTTTGAAGGCTAATCTCAGACGCTTATTAGAGTCACTCACATTGCTCATAGCGCCGGCCACGTCCATGAACAAATCCTCGGTGCTGCGCAGACTACCGTCGCTGTTGCGCAGCTGTATGCCCAGCTCCCTCAACGCGTCCTTGGCCTCGCCTTTCCCCTCTGCCGCCTCAGCGGCCCGCCTGGCCATGCGCTGCAGACCCATGTTGAACGACCGCACAGCAACACCCGATAGGTTCGCCGCATGATGGAATTCTTGCAGCGCGCTAGTTGATACTCCGAGTTTGCTTGATGTCTTGTCTAAGGCATCTCCAGTATCGACTACCGCTCGTGTTATCTGGTGAAAGCCGTACACACCCGCGCCACCAAGAGCCATACGACCAAGCGTCAACATGCTATCACGCATTTTGTCGACAGCTCTGTTAGCCTTGGACCAAGAAGCTTTGTCCAACTTGAAGCCGAAAAGCGATATGACTTCTCTGAGGGGCTGGCCCGGCATCAGTCAGTGTCCTCCTGCGCCTGACGCTGATCAAGCAGCCAATGCGCCGTGTGCAGGTCCACCAGGCTCCAGTGGGTCTCTATCTCGCGCAAGGTGGCCATGCCTGCGTCCACTATGCGCCATTTGTGCCATTGCACGGCAGCGGGGATTTCGATCAGCCCTCTAGCTCCTGGCCGGACTGGCGCGTTTCCGAACCAGCGATAGCTTCGAAGGCCCCTGAAAAATCCCGATACTGCACCTGCAACGCGAACCACAGCCACTTGGCCAATAGACAAAGCTCCCCGCGGAAATGAGCCGCATAGCTCTGAGTAAGTGGTACGTTGTCGACATCAGACACCGCTACCAGCTTTTTCACGATGCCGTGAATGGTGTCCTTGTGCAACTTACCTACTAGTACCCTGAGGAGCAAAGCCACAGCCCTACCGGATTCCTCATCCTCGGCCCCCTCTTCTCTGAGGCCGGTGACAATATCCGACGCACTGCCCGCGGCAAGCAACTCGGCCACAGGTTCCCCGAGCATCCCGACAAGATCGACAAGCACATCTATTGCCGTGTCGACCGTGAGCATGCGCACGGTATAGGTGTGCTCGCCTATCCTTTTGCTTTCTGAGTCTCTCATGAGCTTGTCGCCTCGTTACCACCGCCGATAAGCCCGTCAAAATTCTCGATACGGAAAACCCATACACGAGTAGACACGGTCTTGTTGAATTCCACATCCGGGCGCTTTTCAATCCAGGCCGATGTCCCCGCCAACAAGGTGGTGCCATTCGTGTCGCGCACCATCAGAGGGTAGACACCGGCTCCTGTGAGCTTGTCGACTGCGGCTATGGCACTCAGCTCGGCATTCTTCGCAGACGATTGCGAGAACGTCACAGACACCAACGCATCATGCGCATTGTTCTTGCTACGCGTGCCACCGCCGTCAGCATGCCTGGAATACTCCCATAGATTCTCTTGCCATTCAATGCGAATGCCTCCCTCCTCCCCATAGCCGCCCATCTCCACAGGCCCGAATATGGCCTGTGTCTCCGCCAAGTTGTAAGTATAGACTGCCACCGGAGCACCTCCTTAGTACGAGAGCGACCCAGCAATGACCATGCTGTGCACAGCTCCTGCGTATTGCCCGAAGAATGACACGCCATTCAGCGCGCGTGCAATCTTGTCTGCATCAGACACGTCGCCAATCGCAGGCATGATAACACCTGTGGATCCGGCCACGAGTACATTGCGTGATTCGGCCAACTGCAAGGTACCCTGCATAGCTGTCTGGATAATACCTAGCCCGCCAGTCGTGTAGGGCACCTTACGCGTGCCGACGACTAGCGCAAAAAGATCCGACTGCATCGTGCTAATGAGCCACCCGTTACCGCGCACCGTGTCGATCCATTCACCACTGGCTGTTTTGCCTTCCCAGGTGATATTCACCCCGCCCATGGCCACGTAGTAGTTGCCGTACTTGCCATGCACATTGCTCTTTTCCGTGGTTGTCATAGACACAGCAGACACACCCGAGATTGTCTTGAGTGCCCAGCTCTGTCCACCGGGGTTGTACGGGAAAGACTCGGCCATCGCACCGGCACCCAGGTATTGGCTGGGATCATCCGAGTACCAAATGGCAGTCTGCACATGTGACAGCGCCTTTTCGGTGCTCATGATGTCTGTGCTGCCACTACCCAAACAATCGGTGTCCCCGGTGGTGGGGCAGAACAACTTCTTGTTGGTCTCAGCCCAGGCCGCTACGGCTGTGATTGCCGCCGCGTCGTGCGCCTCGATGGCTAGCCCGTAAAAGTCATTGTCCTCTAGAACAATCGCCGCAAGATCTGTAGCGTAGCCCGGGTCGGTGGTCTCGTCATCGCGCTCCCATTGACGCGTGCCCGCATCACAAGAGAGCTTGATCTGATGGTAGGTGCCTGCAGCATCCGCCGTCAAATCTATGTCCGTCGTGTTGTCTGTAGCGGTAACGGCTACACTGCCAGCGTTGATCGCCGTTTCCAGGCCAGTGCATATCTCGGCCACGGTTGCGGTGGCGTCCGCCTCGTACTCGAATTCGGTGCCGTCGATCTCCACCGTGTATGTAGCGTTGTTCACGGCCGTGGGCGTGCACTTGACGGACTGCGCGACAGGAGTCTCCTCCAGGCGCCCAATCTTGAGCGTGGGAGGGCGAGGGTTTTGACTGGCCACGGCCACGGCCATTAGGTAGGCAGAGTCCGTCGTCGCAAAACCATCCGTCACCATGTCGGTCAGGACCGTGGCCATGCTGTACTCTCTCACTCGTTCCGGCCAATTGGTGTGGTAGGCCAGCAGCATGATGGTGCCGAACCCTGCGCGCGTTACACTGGCACCTTGTACGGTAATGGTGACGTTTATCAATGAGTCCAATGACATGATCAGCCTCCCATAGGCTCGTCGTCGATGTCCAAATCCCCTGTCCCTGACTGTCCATCCATGTCAGATGACACGTAGATGGTGCCTATGCTCGTCGCATACTCTGCCGGATCAATCACAAAGGCAAGCCCACAGCGCATGTCAAAAATCGCGCGATCTATAAAGGAACCCTCCGCCAACGGAGGCAAGCTCCTCACAGGCATTGCGTCTCGCACGCTCAATCCCGCGGCATTCAATGCGCTGATGGTGTCTCTGAGACCAAGGGACGCGTGCGCAATAGATAAAAGAGCCACGGCATTACTATCGAAATCGATCTCGCTGTCCCCGTCATGCGACACGAATGCCTGGCACGATATCGTCATCTCGTAATCGGTGACAGCCTTCTCATAGACACCTGTACCAGGAGCATCCTCGGACATGCGCCGCAAATCGGTCCCTCCTACCTGCACAGGCCCTGCTGTCACCCCGAGCGTGGCATAGGGATAGCTCCCCCTCGGATGATCCTGATCCTCCCACCATACCGGCACATCTAGCTGTCCATACAGCCATGTGTACAAGGCGTTGCACGCCGTGGTCCAATCAAATGGAGCGAGGCCCGCCATCAGCGCTCTACCTTGGTGGCCCAGTAGCGGTAATGTGACCCATCACCTGCCCAATAAGCCTCGGCGTCCACCTCGAACAACACACCGTTGCGCGTAAACCTGTCCCCAATCGTGCCAGCCTCCGGGGATCCTATGCGCAAAGCAGAGAGGCTGTAGATCTTGACCTTCTCTTTCGTGCGCGATCCCTCCGGCAGGAGCATCCTCTCCCTGGGGGATAGCGGCTGCACAACCACGTTCACGGCAAACGTGGTCGTCGAACCTGGCACCACGCGCCCGTACGACGACGAAGGCGTGCCGGCCCTCGTAAACTCGACCTCTTGAGCCTCTGCGAGTACTGCCTCACTTAGCACCGCGCACCTCGTGCACAATCGCGTTGACCATCAGACCGAGATCCATCAGAGGAGTGTCGCCGCTTTTGCCGTGCTTGAAGCGCCTAGCTCTTGCTTCTTTTGTGGCTTCGGCCAACGGCGGAGCGATGTGCTTCTGTATGCGACTCTTCATGCCAGAGGTTATCAGCTCACCAAGTTGACCGAGCGCTCGCCTTTCCGTGATCTCGCCTCTCACTACTCGCTTGGCCAGGCGCAACTTCCACCTGAGCACGGCCGCTCTATTCTCGTCCACCCAGGCACGATTCCAACTGCGCGCCGGAATGCTACCATCCTCGCGCCCATACTCGTGCACACCGGCTAGCTTGACATTGGTGAGCGGTTCTTTTTCGCCTTCTTCCAATGGTCTCTCCTCACTACCCTCCTCACTTTCCTCCTCTAGTCTTTCCTCACTACCCTTCATCACCCCCACGGCCACCGTGTAGCCCCTGAAATTCTTGACAATCTTCTCGAGCGCTTTGTAGCCACGATCCTTGTCGATTATCTTGGCCGCCATCACACCCGCCTGTCCGGAAACACCGAGCCCCGCAGGGACAAATACATTTGACCCCACACAGTAGACGCGAGCATAGCGTCCTTGGCCGCTACAGAGCCCACGGCGAATGTCGTGGACGCATCGCCCACCTTACGCTGCTGGATTGGACCAGTACCTGACGATGCCCCCGTGCTCGCTTTCTTCGCCAATGTGACGTAATGCGCAGCAAGATACCTTGTAGCGCTGTCGGCTTTGTTGCCGTACGCCGTCACATTGATGCTGAGAAGGGCTTCCGCTATCCAAAACTCCACAGTAGCATCCGCCACCGAGGCTAGCTCGGTAGCCATGCTTTTGATATCGGAGGCGGACACAGCCATGACCGGCCCTTAGATTTCCTCGGATCCGCGACGCCCCTCGTTGAGAACATCGATCTGCTTGCTGATGGCTTTGGTTATCTTCGCGCGGCTCTCGGTCTCCAGCCACTCCTCCAGCTGCTTGACGTCGAGTGTACCCTTGACGAGATTGAGCGCGTCGATGGGCTTCATGCCAGCAATGCCCTTTTCGTCGTCCATCGCGCCATGCTCGATCAAGGTCTTGCCTAGGCGCGCTTGGACAAGCTTGGTGCCACGCGCGTGCTTCCATTGCACATCCGGTACCGCATTGACGCCGGGCTTGAGTCGCAAAAACCCAAGCTCCAATGGTATCGCGGGACCTAGAACACGCGCCTCTCGATTTTCCACCAGAATCACGTTGCCTCCTCAGATGTCGTCCATATACGAGACTGACAGTGGATAGTAGAAGATCACGCCCCCATGCCGCATGTGGCACGGGGTCTTGTACGCCAAGTTGTTCTGCTGGACGGCCAGCATCTCAAACTCTTGCGGGAGCTCGAGGGTGACCTTTTCCGGACTGCGCTTGTACGTCACCATGCGCGGCCCTGTGCCGGCATCGTCCGCGGTCTTGAGCCGATTCCAGGTACCGACCGTTTTGATCCACGGGTTGGTGGACAGGTGGAATTTGAGGATCGTGTTGCTCGGGTTGCTGTCGCTGTCCGACATCGGCTTGGTCGCAATGTGACCATACTCGAGGGTCGGTAGGATCTGCGTGTCCGGCTCCTCGACCTCATTGGTCAAGTCGATGATGTAGTTGGCTGCGTACGCCAAGTCGTACAAGATCTGTGCGGCGGTCTTGCCGTCGGCAATCCATCTCGTACCTCCCCCTGGATCATCGGCGCTAAGGAGCGTGACGTTGGCGTTGCTTAGGAACCCTCCAAGACCGGCGTCCACGTCGCCATCCGCGCCGATGCGCTCCGTGGTCACGGCCATACCGCGCACGGCCGCCATTTGCTCGCGATAGTCCAAGCGCTTGCCGGTTGCCTGTGATGCGCGAATATCCATCAGCGTATAGACAAAGGCGATGCCGAGCGACCGCACAGGGCTGCTGTATTCACGTGCCTTGATATTGGCAACCGGCAGATCATCGGCGTAGTTGCTGATGATCTTGGCCACGCCTACTTGATCAAATTGCCGGTAAGTGATCGTCTGGGCATGTGCCCCAGCTTCGTTGCTCACCGGCACGATGCTGCGAATCTTGAGGACCTCCCGCAGAACGTCATAAGTCCTCGCCTTAATGTGCTCGAGCTCGCGGGCGAAAAAGATCTGCTGATTGGCGTCCAGATTTGTCAAATGCCCCAGATGCACGGTCATGTCTATGGCTCCTTTTTAGACACTCCAGGCACCCGTCCCAGTGGGCACCGAAAACTCTCTGCTGTCAGGCCAGCCTGGCCGTTACTGTCACGTCGCCGGCGGAGATGCCGACAGCGCTGTTGTTTTTGGTCAGCACCAGGGTCAAAGCGTCCCCTGGATCCAAGATGCGATTCGCAAGCGTCGAGGACAAGTTCATATTCGTCGGCGTGCCTTGCGTGATGGCCCCGTCCACGGCCGTATCGCTGTCCCAGGTGGCGATGCTTGTCGCCCCGTTCTTGAGTGCGATCGTCCAATGGTCGGTCGAGTCCCCCACGGTGATGCCGCAAGAAAGCTGTGCGCCATCGATGATCATGTGCCTGCCAGCCGGCGCTGCACCCAGATTGATCGTGGTGGTCTCTACCAACGCATCTCCGCCGGCGAGCTCCACCTGGATCATACCCTGTGTGATGTCAGCGGCTGCATTGTTCTTGGTGAACACCGCGGTCAAAGCGGCACCGTCAGCAACCACCGCCTCCGAGACCAGATTGAGATCGGTATAGGTGCCCTGCGTGATAGCTCCGTCCACGGCCGTGTCGCTGTCCCAGGTGGCGATCTCGGTAACCCCTTGCTTGACAGAGATTGTCCAATGATCGGTCGCGTCCCCCACGGTGATGCCGCAAGAGAGCTTGACCGCCACGACCTTGGCAACTTCGCCCTCCTTGCCAGCACCGATATTGATCGTGGTCGTCTTGACCATGCCGTTGACATCCAAGTGCATGGTCACAGTGCCCGCGGCCGTGAAGTTTGCCGCGGCGTTGTTTTTCGTGAAGACCACGGTAATGTCATCGTTTGCCACGATGTCGTTACCGGTCAGGTTCATAGCCGACGGCGTACCCTTTGACAAGGCCCCGTCCACTCCCGTGTCCGTGTCCCATGTGGCCAATGACACCGCGCCGCTCAAGGCCTCAATTGTCCAATGGTCGGTCGAGTCTCCCGCGGCCACGGTGGCATCCAAGTAGACGGCCACCAGCTTGGCAGCCACGGCCGGACCGACACCCATCTCCACGGTTGTGGTGGCGCTTATAGTGCTGACCTGACCGACATACTCGACACGATCCGGCGCGCCGACAGGCGCCGAGACAAGGGCGTTATCACCCTCGCCGATGCGCTCCACTCGCGTGTCCAGATCGAATCCGCCGAACCCCGGCATGATGTGCAGCTGGGCGAGACCCCCCTTGGCCGCGGCGCTACGAAACTTGGCGCCTTTGACATGCCGCCGTGTACCGCTGTCATCGTCATTGCCCCAGCCCCCCTTGGTGGTCTGGGTAGCATCGGCCACACCGTCATCGATGCGCACATAGGCATCATCCCCGTCGGCTACGGCCGTCTCTGCGGTCACGAGGATGCGACCCTCCTCCAGGATGCTCCCCGTATCATCAGCAGGGATATTCTCCGTGGTGTCAGACGCATTGTTGTAGCAGTAGTCGTGCAGAGTCACGCCCCGCAAGTCATCCGCGGCGCTGCTGGTCTCGTCAAACAGACCTGTCCTGCCAGCGGCCACCGCGCTGCCGCGCTTGACGCCCAAACCGAAACCGATGCCGGAGGCATTTTCATTGATGTAGGATCCCACACGGCGCGGTCCGGTGTCGGCCAGCTGCCCATTGATCCCAATCCCTTGCTCGTCATAGCTTGTCTGCGACACTGTCAATCTCCGCGCGGCACCCGGCCGCCATAAAGGTCAATGCCTATGGACCCCTGCGGCCCTGTCAGTCACCCGTCTTGTGCAACGGCCTTTTCCAGGCCTCCTGCGTGTCCTTGCGGTATGCCTCCTCGGCATCATCCGCTTCCCCCTTGCCCTGCGACCTAGGATCGGTGAGAGCATCCTCCACCTTGTGCCTGCTCCTCGTGGCGTCACTGTCCTGTCTGTCAACCAATGACACCAGAGCCGCCTCGCAATAGGCAGACAAAAAGGCCTCATCCTTACCGTCCAGATTCAGATTCGGGCTGTGGAGGGCAATCACGGACCTGCGGATCTCGTCATCGGTCAAAGAGGCCAGCTCTTTGCTGTCCTTCTTAAGCTGATCGACAAGCAAGGGGCCCGCTCTCCTTTCGAGATCGAGGCGTGCTCTGACAAGCTCCTGCACACGCTCCGGCTTCTCTGCGTCATCACGCGCAACCTTGGCCGCGTCTCGGTCCTTCTCAGCCACCGCGGCCCTCGCTTCGGCCTTGCTTTTGTCCTCGGTCAGCTTTGCGCTGTCCTTCTTCAGACCGGCAATCTGAGCATCCCTCTCATCCAGGGCCTTGCTCACGGCCTGCGCCAGCTGTACATCCTCGGTTTCAAATGTAATGCCATCGATTGTCAGCTTCATTGGCTGCCGCTCCTTTTTGCCTTGATCTTGATCATGCGCGTCGCATCTCAGTCCTACCATCTCGGCATAATCCCCGTCAGCACCATCGGTGCTATCGAGATGGATGCGCGCGTTCCCCGCCCTGCCTTTTATGGTCAGCGCAACGTGGTTGTACCGGATGTTGCGTTGAATGACATCATAGCTGTCGCCCTTGTACACACCGGGCGTTTTTTCTTGATCGCACCAATAGCCGCAGGACACTTCTCTGCGCCTGCCGGCCTCGGCATCCTCTATGGCCGACTTGTCCTGCAGCTGCAAGGTAGCCACCACATCATCGCCATCGGCCCTTACATCCTGTCCGGTGATACCTATCGACAGCAGCTTCGCATTGTCGATGTCCACAGGACTCCCAGGATGTTCCTTTGTGACGGGTACAAGGTGCAGTGTTTTGAGGCTGTCTTCCGAGAAAACTTCCTCCGGTAGCCTCAGCTCCCGTCGCACGGTGCCGTCTTGCTGCAGGTACTCAAACACGCCTGTACGCGTCAATGTGGCAGAAGCCGTCAGGAATCCATTTGGCAATCTCCTTGCCTTTGATTTCCCATATGCGCCTCTATCAATGCGAAAAGCCATGCACCTTGACAATAGGCCAAGACGTGCAAGATGCACAAGCGGCAAGATTTGTCGCATGCCGGATGCAGGGACGGTCGCCTAAACGACCCACCCGGCATGCAACAGGCTCATGCATTCACTCCTGGTATGTATGGCTCGCCCCAGCACCTGCATTGGATGGGCTCGCCCGGGTGCCCTCCCTCCGGAGGGTCATCCCAGCTGTACACGGCCTCGTTTTCTATTCTCTCGCTGTGCAGATTCCTAGTTCTCTCGTCGTTGATGCCCCTCCATGTGTATTGGTTGATGCCCAAATCCTTATGACGAGCCTCTACCAGCTGTCCGTTGAGCTTGCCAGTCTGGTCCCGCGCAATGCGCATGGCGCTGCTTTTAGAGACTTCATAGCGCTCCATGATGCCGGAAATCATCTCCTCGGCCCGGACTCCCGAACGCCAATTGCGAAATACCGACTGCTCTACCTCGTCAAAGTATTTCGAGGATATTGTCTTGATTAACGAAACGTTCTCGATTGTGAACGTTTGCATGAGCATCTCAAGGGGAGGATCCCCCGCTAAGAGATCAATACCTAAGATGGCCTTGAACTGCCTGCCCACCTGCAGCCTGTTATTTCGCAACACACTGGCTGCGGCCCCTTCCGCCACGGTCTCCAATGTGCCGCGGTCCACGATGCGTGCGTACTCCAACCGAAGACCGTCAATGACACGCGAAAAGTCACGCGGCGAATCCAGCCTTGCCGCATCTTGTCTCGACAGGAGAAGACTTCGCATTGCATCCGGCACGTCCCTGTCCACCAGCCGCTTGGCCTCCTCCAGCAACCGAACTATCTCGGAATAGTAAGAGGCCTGCACGACCTTGGGCACCAAGACACGCGGTGGCTTTTTCCTCCTGCGCCCGCGCCTGGGTGGCGCATTGCGCAAGGCAATAGCCAGTTGCATCGCATGCGATCCCATCAGCGTTTAGCCTTGGCCGCCTCGATGGCGCGCAACTGCTCGTTCGCTGCCTCCTCGGTGTCGTGCTCGCCGAGCTTTTTACCCGACTCAGAATAGACCGCCCACGTTCTGCTACCGATTTTGCGCACGGAGTCTTTTCTGATCTCATCTGGCTCGGGCTCCTGCCCAGGCTGTGCGAACGGTTGTAGCTGCGCTGGAGGCTCCGGTTGTTCCTCCCGCTCTCCTACCAAAGACATAGCCTCTTGCGAACCCACCAAAAAGCCTATCTCTATGACACCTGCAGCCTGCTCCTTAGTGAGCTCTTTGTTATTGTAAGCGGTCAAGATACCGGCCAGTGCCTGTATCTGCGCCCCGTTCATAGCTGTCTTTTGGGGCTCAGCATCGGGCTGCGCCGGAGAAAGCTCCGGTGCGGGCTCTTGCCCAGGCTCCGGTACGGGCTCTTGCCCAGGCTCTTGCAGCGGTTCATCCTGTGCCTCCAGCATCTCGCTCGTGGCTTCATCCAGCACGGTGTTGAGCGAATAGCCATCGCCTCCGTACCTGGACCTGCGGACCTCGAGCTCAGAGACAACCCCCTTGTCTAGCATGAGCACATCGGCCTCCGCTTGCGTCTTGTGCAAATCGGCCTGCTCCTTCTCCGACATTTCCTCCAACGGCAACGGGTCCACGGACAAATCCTCTGATCTGTAGCCCATGGACAACGCCACGTATCTGGACAGGCGTGTGGCCTGCGGCACGATGCGCGTCTCCTGATCCAGAGCTATGCGATCGTACCATTGCTGGAGCTGGCTGTTCCCCGTGTCGCCGATACCAGGGGTGGCCTTGCCAAAAAGCACGGACACGGGCATCTCGAGTATACCCGCAAGGTGCTCCATCATGAGTTCCATAACCTGTCCCAGCCCGTTTATCGGGGTGGGCTTGCGCTCAAAATCCTCCGTCTCGGCATCGAGCACAATCATCCTGGCTACGCTTCGGGCCATATCCATGAGCGCCAAGCGTTGCAGCAAATCATTGCTGCCGTCTTCGGCCAGGAGCTTGTCCAAGTCTTTGCACTTAAACACAGCTTGGGCGAAGTCAGTAAGCAGGTGCTCTATCCCTCCCCAGGCAGTATCATGCCCGCGCAGGCGCTCAAATAACCTAGTCACTAGCCCGTCGCACCACATGTTCTGCGTGATGCGGCGGCGGTTGGGCGTGACCACGCCATCAAAGCGCAAAAACCTCGTCTCGTGAATCGGATCGACTCCTACGGTTGTGGTATCCACAACCGTGTTGAGCCTGTAGCTGGACGGCATGCCCGCGCTACCGGGCTTTTGCTCACTGGTGTAGAATCCTGCGGCACTGACGTCGTATCTATCCAGTACACGCAGGTAGTCTATCTTCCTTATGCCTTCCTCCCTGACCGGCATGTCCATCGTCTGCCCATCGTCTATGCCCATGAGCACGAGCCCGCCGCCGTACAAGTAAGCCCATATATTGGCTTGCTTAAACGCTTCCTTCGCCCCCAGCCCGTTGACAGCCTTCAAGATGTCCTTGCCCATATCGGCATCGTCACCGGCCTTCACCTCCACCCATTTGCGCACCATCTCAGACGATGGGCGATCACAAGCCCTGGCTACAAGCCAGCTACCCCGGTAGAGATTGTCGAGATCGCCATAGGCAAATTCCGAGGGCGTTTGATAGGACGCGGCTATGAGCTTGTCTCTGGACAGCTGCCCCAGTCCGGTAATCGCATTGAGCCATCCATCCAGTCGTGTCAAAGCTTCGCCAAGCATGCTAACTTTCTCCTCGCCGCCGTGCGCCGGCGCGCCCAATTGAGCAACTGCGTGGTCGAGTCTACCTGATCGCTGTGCCGACTGCGCGGAAAAGTACAAAGCTCCTGCCTGTACCTGTCGGACCAATCCACCTCGGACGGATGCGGGATGTACACATTACCGGCCTCGAACAAGGGGGCCGCCGCCTCACACCTGGACTCCTTGCTTCCGCCATAATCCGTCGGGTTGATGGAGATCATGCCCGATATCTCGTTTCTCAACACGCTCATGAGGGCCGGGCCATTTGCCTTGTCCTCGACCAAGTGCGCGGTGCAATCGGGATACCTATCGGCCAGCTTGCGGTAGTTGGCCAGCGTGGCGACAAATGACATGTGGTCCAGCGCCTGATCCAGCAGGAAGTAGTTGCCCTTGACCCCGCCCCATACCTGCATGGCAACCAATGAGTTTGTGGCTTTGTCTTTGAATGCCAGATCAGAGCTCGTAGCCTGCCAATCAAAGTCCTTGGGGAGCCTGACCTGCTCACATGTAATGGTCTCGCCATCCTCGAGCACCACCCGCACAGGCGTAGGCGCCGTGCGCCGCCGGTACCAGAATTTGATCCAGGCGAATTGGATGATGCCCCCGGACAAGGGCACGGGCCGCTGGTTGTGCTGCCCTGCAAAGTGATGCTGCAAGTTGACCTTTGCTTCGGCTATCTCGTCTGGGCCATACAGCTCCGGAAACAACAGCTCACCCGGCTTCGTGCGCCAGTCGCGGAACCCTATCGATGTCTCGCATCTGTCATCAGGATCGAATTCGGTGGGCAGGCGCAAGTGCACGTATGGTCTTTTCCGCTGGCTATTACCCTCGAGTATGTGCCCGGAAGTATCGCGCTCGTCCAGGCGTTGCATGACACCCACGCTCCTAAACGTGCGCGGATCGTTGCTGCGTGTGCTCATGCGCTTGTCCCACCAAAATATAGCGGTCTCAAACTCCTCCTCTGTTGGCGCGCGCTTGACGTTCAAAGGGTCATCAAACACACGCGCGTCCCCGCGAAAACCGAGACCTTTGCCGCTAACCGATACAGCCATATGGTAACCACCGGCGGTATTGGCAAACCAGGTCTTGGTGTTCTGATCAGCTTTGGGTCGCCATCGTGGTTGAAATGTCTCCCTGTACCAATCGGACATTACCAGATCACGGAACCGGAGCGTGTCCCTGGTGGACAGGCCCATGTCATACGAACCGTAAAGAGCTTGCCATGCGGGGTTGTCCAGCCATATCCACGCTTGCCAAAATACACTGACAAGAAGTGATTTCATGTGGCCTGGCGGAACATTGAGCAGCAAATTATAAATGTGTCCGTAATAGACAGCTTCGAGATGATCACAAATTGCGTCTATGTGCCGGCCCCAAATGAGATCAGTGCTCGGCTCTAGCACGTGCCAACCCTCCCTGACAAAGTACGACATCTTGCGCCTGGCCAGCTCGGCGTGTACCGACTTGATAGCGCCCATGGGTATCTGGCGTATCTTGTTGGACACCGACAGCATCACGACAGCATCTTGAGCAGCTTGTCCAGCGCTTCGAGCTCATCTGTGGACATGTTGGAAAGCTTGTCCGGATCTATGGCCGGAATGCTCTTGGTTATATCGGACGGCTCGCCACGAGCCACGCGCTCCAGCTTCGAAGCCACCTCCGCCATCTTGGTGATCACGGAAGGCTTGACCACCGATACCCGCTCGTAGGTGGGATCCATGCGCGCCCTGTACTCCTCCCGCCGTATCTGCTCGAGCAAGCAGCCTACCTCGTGCGCGACCACCGTCTGCATGCCCACCGCTATGCTTGTCTGCCTCCTGGCCATGCGCACGATCTCATCCATCTCAGCTTTGTCTATCCTACGCTGTACCTCGGCATCCCAAGCAAGAGCTCGCTCCTCCCAGGTATACCGCTTGGCCATGCGATCGATGTCTGCCTTGTCTCTTCCGAGTATAGCTGCCGCACCAGACATGGATCGGCCATCCATGTCCCGGTAGACCATAAACCCCTCCCACGACTCGTGAGACTCTTTAGGCTGCCTATGCCAAGGCTTCAGACTTGCCTGAGCACTCTCCTTGCCGCCCTTGCGGGGTCTGCCCTTACCTCGTGCTCCCACAGTACAACAACCTTCCATCCGCACATGCGCAAGCGTTCGGCGGCGAGCTTGTCGCGCCGCTTGGTCCGCACGAGCTTTTGCCTCCAAAACGCGGTGCGCGTACGGGGCTCGCAATAGTGCTCAGGGCACCCGTGCCAAAAGCATCCATGGACAAATACTGCCACATGCCGGCCGTGCAGGGCAACATCAGGTGTCCCCGGCAGGCTCCGGTCGTTGCGCACGTAGTCGGCGCCGAGCCTGTCGAGCTCGGCGCACAGCAGGTGCTCCGGCAGCATGTCGTTGCCTTTGATTTTGTGCATCAGCGCCTGAGCAGCGCTCGGCGTCAAATCGGTATCCTGCGGATGATGTCCTCGAGCGTTTCTTCCGGGAAATCAGGCGCCGTGACCGGTTGCTCGAACAGTCGCCACCAGCAGACAATCTCCGAGCACAGCGTGGATCCATCATGCAGCGCTGCCTGCAACATCCTGCCCTCGTCTTCCCAATCGAGCAGCACAGCCGCCTCTACCGCCGACGAGCCCGCCAGCACCCTGCACGTGACATTGTCCACAACCACCGGCATTGGTTGCCCGTCCCGGTACATCCTGGCGCACATGGCATTGATCATGGCATTGGTCTGCAGGCCTTTATTGGGGCCTTTCACAAGCCACGAAGGTTTGACGTCGACGATTCGCATCACTGCGCCATCAGCACGCTACCGCTCTGAGGTGGGCTTCTCGTTCCATTAAACCACGCATATGCGTCATCCTTCGTTGGACAACACGAAGCGCAGACATAGTGCATAAGCGGGGTCCTGTGCTCTCCGCCTATATACTCAGAATAGCTCCAGCCTTTCTCGCGCTTGAACTCATCTCTGCACATCTCGCAAAATAACCACGTAAACCACGGCTTCACCGATCGCACGCATTTGTTTCTGATATCCCGAGCAGACCTCTTCATCTCACTCCCCGAATACGAGCAACTCGATTTCGACATCAGCCCCCGCAACGGCATTGCACCGGGGGCATTGATCTATCCGATTCGCTCCGGCGGTTATCCTGGATCCTTGGGCCGGGAAGCCCCCGGCGGGCAAACCGCACCGGGTGCGCACCATGCCGTCGTGGATGTACAAGACCCGGTGCGCCTTGACGCTCAGCTCGGCACGTGCCCACCTGTCAGGCATGCGATCCTCAGTTTTCTAAGACAACGATGCTCGCCACAAACGCCGGCGGGAGTATGATTACAGCAGATAGAGCCCACAGGTACCATCCGAAGCCGCCCGCGGCATCGACAGTCGATCTCATACCGGACAGCTCCGGATCATGCACGACCGTCATGGCAAAGGCGAAACCGAGCACGAGCACCCATCCCACAGAGAGCATCGCAAACGCCGTCACCCATACCACAGCACGTGTAGATGGCCCAGGCCGCCGTCGCCGCAACACGCTCATGAGACCTCCAAGAGGCGGACGCCCGCGCACGGATGGCCGTTCTGCCTGCGACGGCAGCCTGAGCTCCCAGCAAGGAGGTAAACAAGGCGTCCTGTCATCTGTCACAGTTTGCCGCAAGACCGGGTGCGGTTCAAGGTTTTTCGACAGCAAGCCGCTGGTGCTGCGCTGCCAGGTGAGGATGCTTGGCCAGCATGTCCTCCCACCAAGCGAGCATGGCTTTGTCGGGCTTCCATTTGGTAATGATCCGTCCGTTATGCTCATCCCCGCAGCCATTGCAAGCGGCATCCAACCCGCCATCCGGCCCGTACTCGCATAGGTGGCACCGGTGCCACGACTTCTCCTCGTTGTCGTCCGCGCTGTTGTTTCTGACCGCAAGGAAGTCATACCAGATCTCGTCTTGCTGCGGCGGGTGCGCCTGGGGCGCTTCGACTGAAACCAAGACCGTATAGTCCTCGTCCCAAGACAGTATCTCTCCCTTATCATGACCCTCTTCCGAGCGTACTTTGGTATGGTTTATTTTCGTATACCTCTCTCCTGAAACATGTCCATAAAACACTCCTCCAATGGGGACCGTATCGAGTGTTGTCTTTACCAATGTCATCTCGGCTTCTCCTCCTCCGGCACCTTGATCACGAGGTGTCCGTTGAAAGTGATGTCGATCGTCCGGGTACGCGGATCGGCATTGACATGTGCCCATGAAGCCTCTACCTCAAACGGCGCCGCAGTAGCTCCTATGTTGTGTAACAACGCATCCAGGCATGTCTTGACCTGCACCTCCCAATCCACCGACTGGATGAGCCGCTCCTTGCGCTGCTCTGGACTCCAGTTTTTGTCGTACGACCTTGCCTCGCATACATTGCAATGTAGCCAGGCCATTGGCATGCGGTAATGCACGCATCCCTTGCAGCTCATCTGACCTTTCCTCCAATCACCGGCCTCGGGTGCTGTTCACGGTGACACCTAAAGCAGACCTCGTCCACAAAAAAAGGGCACCTGTAATCGGGATGGTGCCACACGGTCGGCCCGCGCCGGCCGCAGTACTCGCACCGGCCCCGCTTGCGCAACGTGCGCGTGTGCCAGCGTGCGCGCTCGACCAGACGCCGATGCGCAGTGCCACGGCGTCTGGCATCGTACCGGAGCCAGGACTCAATGCGGGCCGCGCTTGGCATCCTGCAACTTCTTCTGAAAACCGCGCATCAAGTCAGCGCACTTCTTATGAGCCCTGCGCCCGCGGCCTCCGTCGTAATATTCCTCAGCTAGCCATATCGTCCCATCGCACAACCTGCACTCGTGCATGGTGAGGCATGTACGCAAGGGGTACTGCTCCCAATCGATTGGTTTCTTGTCTTTGGGCATCAGATACCATCCATGTACAAGATCATAGGACTTATCTTGCACTGCAAATAGTCCATGTCCAACCTGCGCTTGTTGAAGCATTCCTGGTGCAAGTCCCAACGACGCCCAAGAATCCATCCAGTATAATGGTCATTAAGATCCAAGATGTCCTCACCGCATTCGTCGCAAACATCAATCCTTCGTCTGTTTAGACTGCCCGCCAAACCCGTGCTCATGGCTCGACCTCTGCCGCACCAAGCTCAATTGCCTTCCTGCGCTTTGTCGGCACCAAGTCGTAGTGTACTGAGCCGTCACGTCGCCTATGTGCCCACTCCCTCCTCAGACCAATCCTCCTAGCCAACTTGTGCAGCTCTTCCTCGGTATCAGCCCACATGTGGCACCACTGGTGCCCGTGGCGCTTGCCATTACGAGCTGTTTGCTGGTTCGAATACCACTCGTCCGAATAGGTCCGTAGCTTGTCAACGTAGACGCTCATAGCTCACCTCCTCCAACCGCCTGCCCCAGCAAGCAGCTCGAGGAGGAGGTGAAGCCGGTTCGGCCGAACCAGCTTCACCCCTCGACATTTGTCCGGCACCTACGCCGGCTGACTCTTGGTTCACTCCGGTCTCCGTTGACCGGTCACGAGTATGTTGCCCTCTCGGGGTGCCCGGCTCACCCGGGCCCGGTATCATCAATCGCCAATTGCGCATGAATCATAGCCCCGGTTGGCGCATCTCCAAAAGTTGGGGGCGGCTCTATACACGAAGTGCGCCTTCTTAAATCAGAGAGGGTTTGACTGCTCAACTCAAACTGTAACGCGTCCAACCTGGCGCGCCGCAGCATGATAAGAATGTCTGCAATCAACCCGCCCATGTGTCAATTGTTGCCACAAAACGAGCGCCGGCGCAAGCCCTCATGCGATCTGCACGCGCTCCTCGACCACCACCGGCATGTCCACCATCTCGGCATGCGTGACTATCAAGCGCATGGTCAGGTGCGTGGTCGTGGCCTCGGACTTGCCCCAATCGAGCTGCACCAGGCTGGCGCTGGCTCGGAGCTCGATCCCCTTCGGCATCATGCGCCCGTTGGCCGACGCCTGCACCTGGAGCTTGCGCGTAGCCTCGGCAATCAGTCTCATGCAGGCGGGTGCATATGGAGCCAAGAGCTCGTCCACAAACTCGCGTGCCTTCACGAGCGCTTCCGACCTATTCCTGGCCCTGAGCCGCTCCGGGCTCAAGCTGAATAGCTTGTCGTAATACTTGCCGCTCTGGATCAATAGGCTCAACATAGCCTCACCCCACGCCATCCATTCATCTCGCATTGCAATCTCCAATCCTCAGTTGGACGCCCCGCTCGAGCAGGCTCAGCATGCAGTGCAAGACGTCACGTGTAACTTTGGCGCTTGTCAAAGGCCGCCTCGGCTTGTCCCGGAGCCGGTACGTCAACGGACTCGACAGACACAGCATCTGCAGCCTATTGACGGTAGCGCGCCCCGCGTACACGCAAACGTTGACGGAGCAGCACGCATCTTCGTCGGCGGGCACGTACTCGCCCTGCTCGAGCAGCCTGATGGCCTCATGGACGGCCGCGCGCAGCAGACCCGATCTCGAGTCCTGGTGCATGCGCCGCACAGCCCTGTCGAGCCTCCGGACGGTGTCGGCTTCCAGGTACAAGTTGAGTCTCGCTTTCATTCAAACACCGCGTACCGGCTCAAATCGAAACCTTTTTCGTGCAGATCTAGCATGCAGATTGCCACTCCGCGCAAAACATCACCCAATTCCACGCGTTTCTGAGATCCTATCTGATTCGTGAGACGCAGTTTACCGAATCTCTTAACTAAAACAGACTCTACATGAAGATAGGACCTTTGCGTCGCTCTTTCTGTCTCATATCCAGGGATTGTCGATATGTAGAAACCCTCCTCAAGTATAGCCAAGGCTATCCTGAAGGCAGCAAGAAGGAAGGGGGATCGGGCCCCCAGATTCAAAGCGTCGACAACCAGGTCCAATCTTCGCATTTCGCGCTTCGTAAAAAAGACGGGTACCGTACAAACCATCGAGGCAAGATGACACACCCACATCAAAATGTCAAGTTGTTGTACAAACCTATATTATGTAGGTGTGCAAAAATGCACGCCTAGACAAATCACGGGTTTAAGAGCAAATCAACACAAACCGCGTAAACAACCGCCATATACACTTCGATCCATAAGAACAATGGTTTTTGGAAAACCTTTATATATAAACGGAGATGTAATCATCCCACTATATACTACCCTTCTTTCACATTATACATTACTTTAACTTATATATAAATAATAGTGTATATATGTTATATAAGTGAAAAGATTGACAAAAATCGATACTTCTATCGCGTATCTTATTTGTATCTGCGACCACTTGCGTATGCGCCGATACACAAACCCCCTCTGCACAACCGCTTATCCGTGGGTGCCTGCACGGAATGTATGCATAAGGAGCATACGCTGATACACAAAGCGCTTTTCGCTAATCTCCCGTGCGAGCTCATGTGTAAAATGTATGTACAGGTAGTACGCGCCTATTCCACCTTGACTCCGGCGCCGCCCGTGTGGCACATTTCGGACGATGGCCGGGTTTGAAAACGAATCGACACACGGTGGGGGCCGCCCGGCCAGAACGCCCCCGTCGAGCGCGGCGCACTCTCCCCATCAAGTGCGCCGCGCTACCCATCCCGACGTCGTGGTGTCCTTGTTCGACACCGTCTACGACACGGCGCCGAAACCCATCTCGGTGCCGTGGCAGGCACTCCAGGGCGAGCTTGCCAAGCTGCGCGTTTGTCCGGGCGGGCAAAAGGACAAGCAGCGCAGGATCTCCCCTGTCGAGTACCTGCCGGGCGCGGCGCGCTCCTCTCACCAAGTGCGCCGCGCCACCTTCTTCATGGGGGACTTTGACGGCCTGACCCCCGATCGGATGCTGCGTGTGCTGTCTATCGCGCGCGGCCTTGAATGCTGCATGTACACGACCTGGTCTCACCCGGAGCGTCACGAGGCTGACGGGTCGTGGTCGTTTCGTTTAGCCTTTCCGCTGTCGAGGCCTGTTGCGGTGCATGAGTGGTCGGGTTTTTGGGCCCGTATGCAGGTACTCTTCGAGGGCATGCTGGACCAACAGTGCTCTGACATCGCCAGGATGTACATCCTGCCGTGCAGTCCCCGCGGGGACCGGCACCTGCTGTCGCATCAGGAGGGCAACCCGCTGCCGGTGGACGGCATCATGTCCATGCCCGAGCCGCCGCGCGAGGTGGCCGGCGCAGGCACGCGACAGATCACCCGGGGCGACCTGTCACAGCTTGCCTCATCTCTTGCCCGCAGCCAGCAGGACGGGGCCAAAGACGTGGTTGGCATCCTGAGGGCGATTATCAAGGGCTCCTCGTTCGCCGAGCCCGGTCACAGGGACATGGCGATGTACATGGCAGCCTCCCGGATAGCCACGAGGTGGCCGGATGCGGACGCCGCGTCGGTGGCAGGCCTTGCTCTGCCATCGCTTGCTGTGATGGCGAGGGAGGCGTCGGACTGTCCCGGGCCCGAGGTATTCGAGGACAAGGTGCGGCGCGCGTGCGCGCGCCTGGCGGAGGAGCAGGCGCGCCTGCAGGCCGCCCGGCAGGCAGCGCTCGTCCATGACATCAAGGCGGCACTAGGCGACAGCAGATCGGAGCCTTACAGTAAGGAGGAGCTCACCGGGTTTGCGGCTGACATGGGTTGTACGGTGGACGATCTGCGCAGCAGGTGGATAGTGCAGCTTGAAAATCGCTACTACATCTACAAAAATGGATCGTACATGCCGACCGTCTGCGAATCGATGCTGCCGCCGGCGGCCGCCAAGGATCTGGCACCGGCGTCATCCGCCGGCGTCGGGACATGGGTGGTTGACAAGGAAGGCAAGGCTCGCCACAAACGGCGGACCGAGCTCATGGAAGACTACGGCATAGCCGTGAGGCACTTGAGAATCGATCTGTGTGCCGACAAGACGCGTCTGGATCTGACTCACGATACGATGGTGGAGGCGCCCTGCCCGTTGCGCAAGCTAGAGCCGCGCTACGATTCCGATGTAGCCCGGTGGCTGGAGGCTCTGGGTGGGCGGCAGCACGAAAAGCTCTTGGATTGGGTGGCGGCGGTGACTCTATTGGATCAACCGGCTGCCATATTGTACCTCGACGGGCCCAAGGATGTCGGCAAGGGTTTGCTATCCAGGGGCTTGTCGCGTCTTTGGACTGAAGGCGGTCCCACGGACATGGCTCGTCTGTGCGGAGGCTGGAACGACGCTTTGTTACGATGCCCTCTGATACTTGCCGACGAGGAGCTCCCAGAGCGCAATCTGAAAAAAGCAAGCACCGCATGGCTCAGATCGCTGGTGCAGGAGAGAGATAGGACGCTGTCGCGCAAGTACGCGCACCATGACACCGTGGTGCACGGGTGCATGCGGCTCATGATGGCGGCCAACAACCGGCATTTGCTGGACGCGTATGAGAATTTGACCGGCGAGGATATCGACGCAGTGGTGGATCGGTTTTTGTATATCCACACCGACTCGAGCGCGGCTGCGGTGCTCGAGTCCGTAGGCCCGCAGGGGCGCTATGCAATGGTAGAGGGCGATGCGATAGCCAGACATGCGCTGTGGCTGCGCGACAACCGGTCCGTGGACAGAAGCAAGCGGTTTTTGGCCGCCGGCGTGGACAGCGCGTTCCATCGAGGACTGGCTATTGGGCAAGGCTTGCCGTCGGCCGTGTGCAATTGGTGCTGCGCGTACCTACTTGATCCGATGCGCATGGATGCCACGCGACAGGGAGGGGTGCGTGTGGAGGGAGGGAAGCTGCTGGTGACGTCAAAGGCCTTGCTCGAGTGCTGGGACATGTACACGACGCACGAGAGGCCGCCAAGCCTACGTAGATTGGGCATGGCCGTGGTCTCACTGAGCAAAGGGGATCGCCACTATAGGCGGGCAGGCGGGAGGGGCATGCAGTACAGGGAGATCGACGGGGACAAGTTGCTGCAGTGGGCCCTGGACACGGGCTATTGCACCGAGGAGGACCTAATCCTCGGGTTGGCAAGGTATACAGAGGAGGTATGACATGTCGATGGGTAAGAGCTGGCACAAGGCTAACTGCAGGTTAAACGCAGGGGTTGCGTTTTTGCTTTTGTACATCGACGATATGACTGTGGATGAGCTTATAAAGGACCACAGGTTTTCTGAAATCGGACCGGTGTCGGAAAACATGGCCGAGATACTGAATAAAACATACGCGGATAAGATAGCCACAGGGCGATGCGTGCAGATAACAATTCCACCATTAGGAAGGTGATGATATGTGCTTGTTGACCGAGAAGGTGTGCGAGGCGTTGAACGAAGGACTCAAGGCGGATCAAGAATCCATTCAATGGATTGTGGATCGGCGCAAGCTCGTCAAGAAAACGTTTGCCAGGGTCGAAGCCCCGTTCGTGTGCGGTAAGAGAGGAGCCTTGACACTCGGGCCGCTGGGTATTGTCAATATGGTGTTGATCAAAGCCGGTTGCACTTGCATGGTCAAGGCTGAGTATAAGCGTGACAGATTGGTGAATTTCAGTATATGGCGAAGCCTTCTCCCGGACGCGCCTTGCAAGGATCGCCTGTGATTGTCGTACGTCAAAAAAAGGATAGGATCCGTATCCTATTTACGTGTCCGGAATGCGGTAATGGTTGCGATTTCGGAGACGTGAAATTCCACGACCCGATAGAGATCCTCTGCAATACGTGTAGATATGTGAGGATCTATGGTCTGGATCGGGAGGTGCTGCGTACCGCGTATGAGGTGATCGCTCGAGGTCGCGCGGCATAAACGCTTGCATCCGGCAAAAATTGCCGTATACTGTCTGGCAGGAGAACAGGGCATGATCCACGAAACAGCTCAAGTGCACCCGACCTCCGCCGTCCACCCGTCGGCTCACATTGAGGCCGGTGCCCGCGTGGGCTCTGGTGCCAGTATAGGTAAAGAGGCTCACATTGGGGCCGGTGCCCGCGTGGGCGCCTATTCTCGTGTGGGCCAGGATGTTCGCATTGGCGACGGTGCTCGTGTTGGCCTCCGAGCCTGCGTGGGCGACGGTGCTCGCGTGGGCAACTACACTAACGTGGGCGACTACGTTAGTGTGGGCGACGGTGCCCGTGTGGGTGAGGGTGTTATCGTTGGCGACGGCGCCATCGTGAACGCAGGTGCTTGCGTGGGCGACTACGTTAGTATGGGCAATGGTACCCGCGTGGCCGATGGAGCCTGCGTGAGCTCCTATGCTCGCGTGGGCGACTGGGTCCGCGTGGGCTTCGGGGCCCGTGTGGGCAACGGGGCCAGCGTAGGTAACGGCGCCCATGTGCGGTCTGGTGCTCGCGTGGGTGACGGTGCCGTTGTGGACACCTACGCTATCGTGGTTGACGGGGCCCATGTCGGCCCAGGGCAGAGCCAATGAAAGGCACTAAGAAAAGAACCTTGAAGGAGGCCGTGTTGCACGAGATGGCGGCGGATACCGTCGAGGATGCGGTGCACATGCCGGCTTACATCCACTCTACCGCAAAAGTACACCCATCAGCTCGCATAGGCGAGGGTGTCCGTATAGGGCCGCGCGTCATTGTGGGCGCCCATGCTCGCGTAGGAGACGAGACCTACCTCGGTCCTGATGCCCGTGTGGGCGACTGGGCCTATGTAGGCTTGCAGGTCAATGTGGGCGCGGGGGCTCGCATTGGCAACAAGGTCTACGTGGGTGACGGTGCCGTTATCGACGACGGGGCCCATGTCGGTCCAGGGAGAAGCCAATGAAGGGTACTGGGAATCGAGCAAAGGGCCTGTGCGGTACATGCTCCTATTCGGTACGAACGCGAAAAGGGTATCACAGGTACTGCGGGAAAGCGCTTACACGGGAATTTATAGTTCGCGATCATGCGGGGGTTATCATCGACTGCGATGATTATGAAAAAACAAGGCAGCATGATGTAGCGGATGCGCCGGATCCTTCCACGGAGCAGCGCGAGCTATGCCGTGGATGCCGGCGGTTCGTCGGTGGCGAATGCACGCACGGGTGGCGGCCAGCCCATCTCACGACCCCGGCGGGCGGTATGTGGACGTGCAGAGGCGAGGTACCGACAAAGAATCGCATGCGCGAGCTCATGGCTAAGATGGAAGAGGCAATGCGAGGTGTTGCCAAAAGGCACAACGTCGACCTAGACAGCATCATTGACAATATTCAGGTCGAGCGCCTGCCGAATGACAATGTCAAGCTGTCGGGCAAACTGCAGCCAAAGCCTCCCGAACCGGAAGCCACCCGGTTGCACAATACCACTCTCAGGGAGCTCTTGCGCAGGGAGGGGTGGCTCGACGCAAGGTCTAAATGGCCAAGCTTTGTGCGCGATCAGATATCCAAGTCAAAGCCCGCCGAGACCGAGCACCAGTCCAGCAGCCAGCGCCCGATGTTGAAATATGATGGCGCCTCGTCGGAGTGGCGAGTGGTCTGCGGCCACGTGGCCAAGCTCAAGTCGAGGCTTGCCAAGGCCGAGCGGTTGTTGCGCTGGCTGCTCGTCAATACGCTAACCCATCTGCAGGCGGGTTGCGGTCCGGATTGTCCGGCTTGCGCCGTCAAGAAATTCCTGGAGGACAACGATGAGGGCGCTGACCACGGCGATTGAGGACAGGTTGCGGGAGACGGAAGCTGCGTTGGATCCGGCAGATGGTTTCTTATCTCCGTTGTTGCACAAGTTAGCGGCTGATATTGTCGAGGACACGGTACGCATGTGCAAGGAGCAAGGCGCCGATGCTCGTGTCCTTGATAATATCTGGTTGACGGCCAAGGACCTGCGTAGGGGGTCGAAGGTATGATAGTAGGCAAGGCCAGAACATCTAAGGATCCAGAGGGCAATCGTAGACGGCAGGAGGCGGGCACGCCGCGGGGTTTGTTCGAGCAGTTGCACAGCGAGTACTTGTTCACGGTCGACATATGCGCCGTGGCTCATAATGCGAAGCTGTCCCGCTACGTGTCTCCAAGAGAGAATGCTCTGAAAATCGATGCCGCATGGAACGCTGAGGGTATCTCTTGGCTATTGAACGAGCCTTGTCGTAAGGCGGAGCGCGTCTGGTGCAATCCGCCGTACGATGACATCCCGCGCTGGCTCGCGCATGCGCTGGAGCCGGAGATTTCCATGTACCTTTTGCCGGCGCGGACCGATCGCGAGTGGTTTCGTAAATGGAAGCAGCGAGCCGAGGTACATTGGTTCGTTGGCGAGAAGCCGCACCGGCGCTTGCAGTTTGAGCCGCCGCCCGGCTGCACCTACTCGAGCAACCCGGATAGCCACCTGCTGATGTGCTTTGGGCCAGGATTCACGTCTGGTCGGGAGCTTTGGCGTAGCGGCAAGACATACAAGATATTAGGGGTCGCCTGATGCTGTGGAAAGGTAGGCAATAGGTACATGATAAAGCTGAGTATTCAGAACAAACCTAGCTATTGGGTTAGGTTTGAATGCCCATCATGTCGCAAGGAATATAGTTGCGGGCCGTATACACCTAATGAGTCTGGTAGTATCAGACACAAGTGCATATACTGCGGGAAGGAGTACGACCATATATTCCTCAAAGCATGCGAGGTGTATATATTGAAATCGGTGGAGGTCGACTTGACATGAGCAACCCCATGCTGGTCAAAGCTATTTTAAGGGTAGAGTCCTTGCATGGCACGTTTGTCTGTGAGAAGTGTTCCACAACGCAAAAGGTGACATTGGGGAGCATTCCTAGTTATTGCGAAAGCATTACCGTGGCGTGCATGGGATGCGGAAGGGAGTACTGCTACAAGCTCCCTTCGTTTACGGAAACGCATGACGTGACACTGAGAGGGCCCGGTAATGGACAGTGACCTGGACAAGGCTCGCATGCTGCAACGTGAGTTCAACGATCGCAACAAAACCGAGCCTACGATCAACGTGCAGGCGATTCGGTTCCACGATGGCCGGCATGCGGCGATCATGCGCGTGCGCAAGGATTGGATGGAGCTGTGGCCGCTCAACAAAGCTGTGTTCCGCGCCGGCGAGGAGGTATTGTGCGACGGCACGGACGACCGCGGAAATCCGTGCATCGTCTATCTGTGTATCGGAGGGCCTTGTGGGCCCAAGGGTCTTTGGCTCAGGGCCCGCAAGGTGAGGGCGGTACGTAGGGTCGAGATCAAGCTCGGGGGCAAGGCCGGGACATGATCTTGCCTGGTGTGCAAGTGCCGCATGTCGGTAGGCCGGCCAATCCAAGACCGTACGATTGGGCCTTGGTATCGTCCTATCCGGTTTTTAGTGCCACGCAGATCAGCACGTATCTGGATTGCGAGCGCAAGTGGGCATTGCGGTGGATAGCCGGCGTTCCGGACAGGCAAGAAGACGGGCCCAGGGATTTCGGCAAGGGAGTACACCGGCATCAGGATCGCTGGCTCAAGGGTGGCATTGCGCCGCCGGACACACCTACGGGACGCGTAGCTCAGACACTGATCAAGTGGCTCCCTCCGCCAGGCTCGGCGCTGCCGGAATTCCCATTTGAATGGCTGCCGGATGGTCAGCCGTTTGCGCTGCGCGGCGCCATCGATTGTCTGCAACTGCATCTCGACGGTGTACCTTGGATAGAGGATACCAAGATTACAGGCAGCAACTTCAAATGGGCTAAGACCCGTGACGAGTTGCGCGAGGATGTACAAGCCATCATCTATGCGACTTTAGCGTTGTGGAAATTCCGCTCGTGCAATGTGCGCTGCCGATGGCTCTACGGGCTGCGCACCACAGGCAAGCCAAGACCAGCGAGGCCTGTGGATTTTGAGATGAGCCTCGAGCATGTGGCCGACAGATTTGGTTTGGTATGCGAGGTAGCGCAAAGGATGGTGCTAGCAATAGAGCAGAGAGCGCATCCGGAGGATATGCCTCCGCGTGACGCGTGCAGCAAATACGGAGGATGCCCGTATCTGGGCAACGAATGCGGCGTGACGCCGCAAGAAAGGTTTGGTTTGATCATGGCAGAAAAGAAACCGGGCGAGTTGACGCTGGAAGAAAAGGTGGCGGCCCACTTGCAGGCCACGGGACAGTCGCTCCCGGCGCAGCCTGTAAACCCCCCGGAGGCTGCCGGGCCGGTATCGGTGCAGCAGCCTCCGGCCCCGCCGCCGCAACAACCACCGGCCCCGCCGCCACAGACACAGGCTGCCATGTCGGCACAGGGTCAGTACGGCGGTCCGCAGGCGGCCCCTCCCGTCTATCACCAGGTGCCCATAGCGCAGGGGCTCCCGCTGCAGCCTCCGGGCCCGCCGCCGGCACCGCCACAGCAGCCGGCACAGATGCCTTTGCAAATGCCTCAGGCACCCATGCCTCCGCAGCAACCGGCTCCTCAGCCGCCGCAACCCCCGGGTCCGCCGCCGGCAAACGCACCGATACTGCCTTTGAGCTTGCCTGATATGGTCAAGGCATTCGAGCTTGTGGGTCAGGGCTATTACGCAGCTGCACTGCACCTGCGCAACAAGATGGATGACATCCCGTTCTAGGCATGGCTCAGGGAATGCAGGACGCGCTGTCCAAAATGCTGGCTGACTCGGGCCTGCGCAGGGAGGACCTTGCGCGCGGCCCGGGCCGGTTGGCAAAGACCTTTCGCCGGCAAGGCGTGCAGCGAGACGCCGAGCTGGAGCGCATCCTGTGGCTGCCCGCGCGCACGTGGCAGGACAACCCCAATTTGGAGATGCTGCGGCTAGGCCTCACCATGATGTTGCGCGCCCCGGGCGGCACAATGGAGCTGTGGCCGCACCAAGCCCAAGCCCTTGCCGACACACACGACTTTGGCGGCTCGCTTTTGCCCATACCGGTGGGTAAGGGCAAGACGCTGGTCAGCCTGCTCCTTCCGGTAGTGACAGGCTTTCTACCTGCCCTGCTGCTGGTACCCGCCAAGCTGGTAGGTAAGACGCGCATGGACTTTGCCGATCTGCGGCGGGACTGGAATGCTGTGGAGCCGCAAGTCCTGTCTTACCAAAAGATAAGCAGAAGCGGTGGCTGGGGGCGGCTGGAGGAAATCAACCCCAAGTTGATAATTGCGGATGAGGCGCACTGGCTAAAAAACACGGATGCGGGGGTAACACGAAAACTCCGGCGCTGGCACAGGGAGCATCCGGAAACGCGCGCGTGTTTCATGTCGGGTCGGATATCCTCGAGATCATTGCGCGAGTACGCGCATCTTGCCGAATGGTCGCTTGGGCAAAGATGCCCCATGCCTTTGAGGCACGGTATTTTGAAGACATGGAGGATGGTTATTGATGAGAAGGTGCCGGAGGGCTCGCGCATGGCGCCTGGCGCCTTGCTTGCGTTGTGCAACGACGCAGAGCTCGACTCGCTGGCTCAAGATCAGTCACCCGTCAATGCATTATCAGTAGTGCGCAAGGCTTATAAAAGGAGGCTTGTGTCCACTCCAGGCGTGGTAGCGGTGGAATCAAAGGGCCTGGAGATACCTATTACATTGGAGATAGAGAGGCCCGTCCCTGGTTCTGCTACATGGCCCGCCTTCGAGAAGTTGCGGACCGATTGGGAGACACCGGACGGGCACCCGTTTTCAGAGCCTATGGATCTTTGGCGCCACGCACGCGATTTGGTGTGCGGTTTCTACAATGTCTGGGATCCGCGCCCACCTGCTGATTGGCTACATGCCAGGAGGGAATGGCATCGGTTCGTGCGTGACATCCGCAACCGCCGGTACAAAGACATCGACACGCCTTTTCAAGTTGTACTTGCTATCAAAAAAGGCAAGTTGCAATCCAAGGAATACAATGAATGGATCAAGGTTCGTGATACGTTCAAGCCGAACAGCGTACCGGTGTGGATAGATGATGCGTTGATCAAATGGTGCGGCGGGTGGCTCCGGAAAAGAGATCCAACGATTGTATGGACGGACGACGTGCCGTTTGGTAAGAAGCTTTCCAAGGATCTCGGCCTGCCTTATTTCCAGCGTGAAGGGAAGGACTCAACAGGTAGGCATATTGAACGCCTTGATAAACCGGAGCATGTAATAGCCAGCGTGCAAAGCAATAACGAGGGTCGCAATCTGCAGCACATGTGGCACAATAGCCTGGTGATCAGCGCCGAGCCTAAGGGCAGCACATGGCACCAGTTGATAGGCCGGACGCACAGAGAAGGACAGGAAGCTGACGATGTAGAGGTGAATGTCGTGGTTGCCTGCCTGGAGCAATGGGAAGGCTTGCGTCAAGCACGCAGAGACGAGGAATTTGCTAGAGACACGACGGTCGACGACAGTAAACTGCTGTTGGCCGATTGGGTAGGCATGCCTACTGACGCAGAAGTAAGGGCACTGCAAATCAGTGGTGACCCCATGTGGAAGAAATGATCCGCGATGCGGACGAGACAAAGGACAGACTATGGACAATCCCATGTACCCCAACCAGCCCGGCTATCCCCCGCAGCAACCCGGCCCGGCCCAGCCCGGCTATCCCCCGCAGCAACCCGGCCCGGCCCAGCCCGGCTATCCGCCGCAACCCGGCGGGGCCCAGCCGGGCGGCCATCCGCAGCAACCCGGCCCGGCCCAGCCCGGCTATCCCCCGCAGCAACCCGGCCCGGCCCAGCCCGGCTTCGCCTATCCGCCTTTCGGGCAGCAACCGGCCCAGCCCGGCTATCCCCCGCAGCAACCCGGCCCGGCCCAGCCCGGCTATCCCCCGCAGCAACCCGGCCCGGCCCAGCCCGGCTATCCCACGCAGCAACCCGGCCCGGCCCAGCCCGGCCCGGCCCAGCCCGGCTTCGCCTATCCGCCTTTCGGGCAGCAACCGGCCCAGCCCGGCTATCCCCCGCAGCAGCCGGCACAGCAGTATGGCCAGCCGTTTACCGGTGGCGGTGGGAGCATATTTGATGGCATGGGCAACGAGGACCCATCTCAGACCGGCAACTATATGCCTCTGGCCACAGCGACATACGTGGCGGAAATAGAGCGCGTGTTTTTCAACCAGGGCCGGCAAAGCAATTCCGTGATCGTCGATTTCAAAATCGTCTGGTCGGGCAACCCCTCTGTTGCCGTCGGTACCTCCTGGAATTGGTATCAATCCTGTGCCTGGGAAGGTTGGAGGGGGCGCCTGAAAGGCTTTATCGGCGCGGCTAATGGAGTGGATCCTTATGACAAGGATGCGCTCAAACAGGCCTTTCCCACTGAGCAAAGCGCGGTGGCTGCCGGTGAGCTCGCCATAAGCCCGGCCAACCCTCTGAGGGGTAAGCTGGTGCGCCTGGATACCGCACCCACGAGCACCAAAAAGGGAGGACAGGTCACCGCGCACAAGTGGCGCCCCTACAGGCCCGAGGAATTCTCCGGCGGTCAGTGACGTGCGATATTTAGGAGGTAAAAGCAAACTTGCGCGCAGGATCGTGTCGGCAATAAGCAAGGACACGATCCTGCGCGAGGTATGGGAGCCGTTCTGCGGAGGAGCTGCGGTTACAGCCGAATTCCAAAGACAAGGCTTCATTGGATTAGCTTCTGATATACATCCTGCGCTAATATCGATGTATAAAGCTCTGCAGCAGGGATGGGTGCCTCCTTTTAATATAACAGAAGAGCAATACCAAGCTGCGCGTTTGTTGCCAGATAGCAATCCAGCGAAGGCGTTTTTTGGATTTGGTTGTTCGTTTGGAGGTAAATGGTTTGGTGGATTTGCAAGAGGCGGCAAACGACATTTCGGTAATGAAGCATGCGGGAACATATTCAGGATGAAGTCTTTATGGGATAGCGATGCATGGCAATTTGCTGAGTTGTCATTTCTCAATGTCAGACCTTTTGATATAGAAGCGATTCTGTATTGCGATCCTCCATACAAAGGAACCCAAGAGTATTCCACAAAAACCTTCAATCATGATCTGTTCTGGAACCTGTGTAGGCAATGGTCTTTATTTGTCCCTGTTTATGTGTCGGAGTTTTATTGCCCAATAAGCGCTGTCGAGTTGTTGCATATTGAAAGAGGGGAGACAGTAGCTAGGAAGGACAAGGCCAAAAGAGTATACGACAGGTTGTTTAGGATATGCCCTTAGCGCAGGTCCCATATGTAGCCTGGGACACGGAGACCTTCCCGTTCCGCCCGGGCCGCATGGCGCCGCCGGTTGTCGTGTCGTCGTTTGCTGATGGCAACGGCAACTGGCTGGCTCCTGCGTGGGACATCAATCATTGGAATGAGATTGAATCAAATTTGCGGATGGCTGCCAGAGGGCATCTTTTGATACTTGGGCATGTCGTGGCCTATGACATGTCCTGTATCATGGCGGACAATCCCGATCTGATACCGCTGGTGTTCGATGCCTACGATGCCAATGGCATCATCGACACGGCATTGGATCAAAAGCTTATCGATATAGGTACCGGCGATATCAAGGTCCCAAATAGCAACGGCAAGCCGGTCCTGCGCGAGTACAAGCTGGCCGCCTTGGCCAAGCGTTTATTGGGAGAGGAGCTCGACAAAGACAAGGAGGTACGCGGAGGCTTCGGGGAGCTCTGGCAGGTGCCTTTGGGGCAATGGCCGGACAGGTCCAGAGAGTACGCGCTCAAGGACTCAGCCATCCTTAGACCGATCCATGATCTGCACGAAGACATCGACAGGCGACACGGTGGCAGGCTGCTCGTGGATCGACATCGACAGGTCAGTCATGACATTGCGTTGAGATGCGTGCATGCATGGGGCATGCGCACCGACGGAGCGGCTGTGAAGCTTTTGCGCGAAAGGGCTGAGCGGGAGCTGGAGCTGGTGCGCATCGTATTGGAGCATGAGGGTCTTGTCAGAGCGGACGGGAGCCGCAACGTCAAGGAGATACGCGACAGGATGCTTGCCGTGTGGCCTGGTTGCCCAAGGACGGATAGCGGTAGGTACCCTCAGGTCAACGAAGATACGTGCAATGACAGCGGGGACATCCTGCTTAGCCTGGTGGCCGATTATCAAAGGCTGCAAAGTACGCTGTCAAAGGATTGCAGGGCGCTGGAAAAAGGCGTCGACATGCCCATGCATCCCTATTTTGACTCGCTCAAGACGACCGGTAGGGTGAGCTCCAGAAAGGACAAGGACACGGGCATAGGGCACAATGCCCAGAACTGGGGACGCGAGGGGGGCGCGCGCGAATGCCATGCGCCGCGCGAAGGTCGTTTGTTTTGTGCATGTGACTTTTCCCAGCTCGAGCTACACACGCACGCTGAGGTGCAGTATCACATCTTTGGCAGAAGCACATTGGGTGATGCGCTGAATCGCGGCCAGGACGCGCATCTAATGATGGCAGCCAACGTATTGGGGATCTCTTATGAAGAGGCGAAACAACGCAAGGATGATCCTGATGTCGATGATGCCAGGCAGGTCAGCAAGCCGGTCAACTTCGGTTTGGCCGGAGGCATGGGCGCGCAGGGTCTCATGCGCTACGCCAAGGCCAACTACAAGGTAGAATTTGATCTGGCAAAAGCTAAGTGGCTGATCAAGGTCTACCATCGGACCTGGCCTGACATGCAGGGCTACTTCGATTGGATTCGCGCCATGGCCGGCGGCGGCCAGCTGGCTACCGTCACTCATATCTACAGTGGTAGGATGCGCGCTGGCATACCCTACACGACAAGGTCCAACACGTTTTTTCAAGCCTTGGCGTCGGACGCGGCACTGGCGGCGCTGTACATGCTGATTCGCGCATGCTATGCGGATTGCGAATCTATTCTATATAAACACCAATGCAGGGTGGTCAACTTTCCGCATGATGAGACTATTGCCGAGGTGCCGGCCGAACCGCAAGCCGCGCATGCATGCGCAATGGAAATACAGAATATAATGGAGACAACAGCCAATAGGTGGATACCTCATTGTCCGACGCAGGCCGAGCCTTGCCTGATGTGGCGGTGGTACAAAAAAGCAAAACCTGTGTACAGGGACGGCATGCTCGTCCCATGGAGGCCAAAATGAATCAGACAACAGAGATGAAGCAAAGGCAGCTTGAAGAAAAAAAGAGATCGGCATGGTCGCAGACTCATCATGGGGCGGCGGTCAATCTTTTGAATCCGGATCCCAAGACAATTGGGTTTTTGGACATCAGCAGGCACCTGTCCAGAATTGTGCGCTACGGGGGAGGAGGTGATCCGGCAATCACTGTGGCGGAGCATTGCGTGCTCGGGTCCAGGGCGGTAGATAGAAACATTGCGCTGGAGTTTCTTATGCACGACGCGCATGAGGCGTACACAAGCGACATACCCTATCCCATGATCGTGGCCGTGCAGTGCATATGCATGAAGTATGGCATGTATGCAGATCCGATAGCAATTATCAAAGACCGTGTGCAAAAAGCCATAGACAGGAAATGGTCTCTCAAAAACGACGGGCTGACGGGTACTGCCATCAAAGAAGCGGATGCGCGCATGTTGCAGACCGAGCGCCAACAGATTCTGGGACCTCCTCCACAACCGTGGTCTCTGCCCGACAGCGTGTTGCCATATGATTTGGTAATCGAGGGTTGGCCGCCGGAGCATGCTGAGCTCGAGTTTCGATCGACCTTTATCGAGCTGGCCGCGGAACGTGGCATCAGGTTGACGGGGGAGCTATCACAATGAAGCTACTTGCTGTGGATCCAGGGGTGCACGCGTGCGGGTGGGCGCTGCTCGAGCATGGTCTGGACAATGGTGTTCGCTTTTTCCGGCTTGTCAGATGCGGCTTGGTGCAGGACAGCAGGCTGCATACCGAGGAAATGGATCGTTTTGTAGGTGTGGGTGCACTGCTCAAGCGGATCGATTGCGACAAGTTTGTCGTAGAGGCACCGCAGATCTACCGGGCTGGTCAGCAAAAAGGTAGACAGTCTGACATCGCCAGCTTGCTAGTGCTGTGCGGCGTGCTCTGCGGCATACGCGGGTATGGCGAGCGCGTATTGCCACATGCTTGGAAGGGCGGCATACCCAAGCCGGACAAAGCGTCTGATATCGAAAGCTACATCGTGCACCGGCGCAACGTGGAGGTCTTCGGCAGGGGTTACCTGCCGAAGGAAATACCCCTCGGAAAGGCCCACAATGTAGCCGATGCGGTCGGGCTGGGCTTGTGGCGCGTGCGGCAATTGTTGACGGACATGCGGCTGTAGGGTAGGATTAGCCGATGCCTCCTCCCAATATCCCAGGCATGCTCGAGGTGGCCGAGCTACTGGCCGACGGGCCGCGAACGATCGAAGACATCGTGTCGGGCTGTGGCATCAGCCAGCGCACGGCCTACCGGCGTCTGGGCATGCTCCGCAGGTATGGCTATGATGTGGTAGCTAGGCCCGGCCCGAACGGCGTAACCGTCGAGATCTTGGACGTGCCTGCGAAGCTGCCGTCAGCCTGACGATAAAAGCACTTGCATCCGACAAAAATTGCCGTACAATACATGTATGAGCAAACCACACTGGATCAAGATCGAAGAGGGGTACGAGCTGACTAGCTGGAAAGTACCAGCCCTGCTGATCAAGCAAAAAGGTAGATGGTTCTTGCAGGTGGCAGACCGTCGCTATGATCTGGGCAGAAGAGGCTCCTTTAACCATGCCGAGCGCATCTTGTTGCAAGAGCATGGGTCGAAGGAGTCCTGATGCCGCGCTCATTTGATCTGAGGGTTCTCGATCGGCTGGTGGCTCTGCTGCAGTGTCCACACACCTTCGCGGCGCTGCAGGAATGGCTCGGTGTCGACAGGGCCACGGTGCACCGGTGGTTGCGCCGGGCGGACGCCGCCGGCAGACAGGCAGGCCAGGAGCTCGTGGTCCGAGATAGCCGGCACGGGCCCGGGGGCTCGAGGTATCAGCTAGTGCTCACGGAAGTACTTGATTCTATTGACGAAAAAAGTTGATCATTTCGTGTCGATTTGTCTTGATATCTGCGACAAAATCGCCGATACTAGGATCATGATGACGCAAGAGATGCAGCAAGCCTATCGACACGGCAAAGCCCATGCTGGCCAAGACATGATGGACATCGCTTACGGGCCAG